GGAACAGGCATGGGACTCCGATCGTCGAGCTGGGATATGACCAGTTCAGAATACCGATATCCAAGGTGTGTTGGATAGTTTTGTGCCTCATGTGTTGGTGAACATGCCGGATGCACAGGTGCAGCCGAGTGCGCCGGGCCTTGCTATCCTGGCGCGCACGGGCGCACCCCGGAGCGGCAGGAAGGTGGGACGCATGTCGACGGACTCGACGGCCAGCAGGCCCCGCCATCGGCGGATCCATCTCTTCCAGACGCTCGGGGCGCTGCTGGGCGGCGTGACGCGGGTGACCGTGCCCGTCCTCGAGGACGCCGACCGAGCGGCGCTCGTCGCCGAGCTGGACGAGGTGTCGCGAGTGATCGGCTTGCAGGACCCGGTCGCCTACGCCGAGCTCTCGTGGCCGCTCATGGACCATCTCGTCGCCCTCTGCCCGAATCGCATCCTGGTCACGACTGCTCGCGACGCACTCGCGCTGCTCTCGCCGCAACTCGAGGTCACCGCCGACACCGACTGGCTCGATTGGCCGTCACTCGCGGTGGACTTCCCGATCCTCCGGGACGCGGTCGCGGAGGGGGACGCGATCGCCGCGGAACTGGCCGTGGAACGACTGTGGGGCATGGCCGCGACGCTTTCGTGAAGCATTCCAAATGCTGATATGCTGAAGTCGTCGCTTGCGACACCACTGCCGGAGACGCCGGTCAGGACATTCGGGTTCCTGGCTCGAGCGCCCGGTGGTGAGTCGGGTGGGTGGGTTTCGGGTATCCACCACACATAACCGACGACAGGTCCAAGCGACTCGGGAGGCACTGCGCGAGTGGTGCCTCCCGGTTGGTCCCGGCAGGTCGATAGAGTCGAACGGTCATCTCAGAAGGGCTCCACCGTGAAGCGTCTCGTTCCTCTCGTCGTCCTGGCGCTCGCGCTCTCCGCGTGCAGTAGCCCGCCGCCCCATGCCACCTCAGCGTTCTGCGAGACCTACGAGCAGTCATGGGGAGCGTTCGTGCAGGCTAGGGACACCCCGAACCGGGACGCCGCCGCCTATTCGGCTGAGCGCAGGAAGCTCACTGACGCGTGGACCTCGTTGTCCGAGGACGAGACCGTCTCGAGCAGCACCCGCGGCACCGTCGAACAGGGCCTCCGCAGCTTCGAGAAAGCGATGGCAGGCGACGTCGACGAGTACCTCGTCGTGAAGGCCGGCAACAAGGAGATCGCGGAGCGCTGCTCCGACGCGGGCTCTGCTATCCAGCTCGCTGACTAGCGTCGGCGGCCGGCGGTAGCGTTCCCGCCATGACCCGCCCGAAGCCCATCCGCTACGACGTCGACACGTGGCTGTGCATGCGCACGGATCCGGTGCATCCGAAGGCGATCATCGAGCGTCGCCGCGACGGCCGCGGCGAGGACGTGTTCTTCGTCTCGCGGTGGGACCTCGACCCGGGCGCTCGGACCCTCATGGGTAGGACCCCGACGCTGGAGCGTGCCAACCTCATGGTGCGCTGGGACCTCCCATCGAAGCGCGACGGCCGTGACGGGCCACCGAACGGAATCGACGGCGACGGGGTGCAGCGGCGACGGATGTAGGAGCGAGGGGTTCCGGCATGCGCCGCCGCCCCGGAGAGCCTACCGGCGGTATCGGCCGGCGATGATGTCGTCGAGCACGTCGAGGGTCCCTTCGAGGACGCCGTCGGGGTCGGTAATGGACGGGAGCTGGCGTTGGATGAACGCGGCGTAGGTGTCTCGGATCTCGGTGGGGCTGATATCGCTCATGAGGACATGGTGCCGGGAATCGGCAGCGAGTCGAGCGAATTTTCCACAGGCTGTGGGAACAACGAAATCGCCCTGCTCTGGCCCACCCGAAGGTGAGCACGGGAGGGGCGTTGTGATTCGGCTGTCTGACGTTAGCGGCGTCCGAGCCGCGGTCGACAGTGTGCACCCGCTTGCCGGTATCAGGCTGACCGGGATTGGGCAGAACCGCTTCGACGGATCCCGCCACGGGTCGTGTGACGCGTGCCCGGCAGGAGGTGCCGCCGAACGGCATACGCGCAGAGGGCGTGCGGCGGGCGCGTGAGAACGACGAACAGCCTCTCTGCGCACACCAACCACGAGGCGGCCCGCGTGGGCCACGAAGCTCTAACCGACAAGCTGGGCTCCGGGTTCCCCGTTGGATGGAAGCGTCCGAGTGAGTCGCGGGGACGAGAACCTACAGAAGTGATCGCTGGTAACCATCAGCTCTGTTCCAACTCGCTTCACTCCGGCCGAGTAATTGAGGCCGAACGTGTGTTGCGTGTGATTCGGGTAGAGCGTTGTGATCTTGTCAGTGTTGTCATAGGTGAGGATCCACGGGTTGTCCAGATGGGCAATTGTCCGCGCGAGGCGCTCGTGGTCAGACGCCACGTAGAAGTTCGTGTAGAGACCTGATCCCTTGAGATAATAGGGCGGGTCGACGAAGTAGACCATGCGATCGCGCTCGTCCGTTTCGTGCAAGAAATCATTTCCGTCCTGGCACCGGAGCTCGATGTCGTCCCGATACCGCGCAATACGTGTGATCTTCGCCGCGAGATCATCGACGTTGAACCGGCAGTCGAGCTTGTAGGCGCCGTTCTGATCGAGTCCGCCAATTACGCCGCCCTTCACGACTCCGGAACGGTTTGTGCGATTCAAGAAGAAGGTTGCGAACGCGAGGCTGAAGGACGGACTAATAGATGTCTGGTAGATCTCACGTTGACGGAGCCACTCTTCTATGGTCACCGGTGTAGAGCGCATAGCATCGATGAATCGATCCGATTCGTTGACTACCGCGTCCCAGAATGATGAAATGCCTGGATCAAGATCGTTGAGCACGATTCGCCGCGCGACACCGTCGAAGAGGAGCTTGAGTGCGAGACCCGCTCCCCCCGCGAACGGCTCTGCGTAGTCTCGCTTCGCGAGCCCGTTGTCGCGAAGTAGCTGTGCCGTGAGGTCGAAGAGCGCAGCCTTCCCACCGGGGTATCGCAGGGGCGACGGGGTTACGGGCATGCGAAACTCTTCTTGGTCATGGTGTGTAGGTTAACAGCCGGTGGCGCGCCTGGCCAGGAGGTTTCATTCGCGGCCCGTGAGCGGCTTCTCGCAGTTGGTCGCCAGGACCAGAAGAATCGGAGCGATTTCGTCCCACGACGCTGTCAGGTGCTCCCACTGAGGAAACGCTGAGCCGTGCGCCACAGCGCCCAGATAGGCCGCGCTGTAGACATAGCTGGCATTGGTCACCTGGTTCCGTAGCATTTTGAGGGCGTTCTTCTCCTTCGTGGTGAGCGATAACGCCTGTTCTCTCGCCTGCTTGCCTACGTCGTCAAGAGCCTCTCCGACAAGGACGTGAAGCTTCTCGCGGTCAGAGACTTCGCGTTCCAGGCGGTTCTCGATGTACGCCACTGTCACCGCCTCGATGAAGATTCGGACTCCTACGGCTGCAAGGGCCGGAGTTCGCTTCGTGACGAGCTGAAGCTCGCCAAGTATGCGGCGGAGGCCGTTGTCACGCAGGCTGGGGTTGAACTGGCTGTCTTCGACTAGTTTGTTCCTCTTGCGCGGATCGGCCGGCCGATTCGCGGGTCCAGACTCACCTTCGCCGGCCGGATCGTCCTCGCCGTCGCCGGTCGGATGGTCCTCGCCTGCGGACTCCTCGTCGGCGCCAGTCCGCTCGTCATGGTCGGCCGGGCTTTCGGTGCCTTCTGACGTGTCCCCACGCCCTCCGCTACCCGCGGGCGAGGTGTCATCTGCCGAACCGAGCGTTTCGTCTTCTTCGGATTGGTCGCCTGATCCATCGTCGGTGATGGGTACCAAGTGGGTTTTCGCGTACTGTTCCCGGTCAGGTGCCGATGTTCGTGACGTCGCGCCATTTTCACCATTGATGATGTCATTCAGGAGGCGATGCAGGCGCCGGTTGAACAACGCTCGGGTGCCGGTGAACTCAAACTCCGGCACGTTTCGACCGGTGGTAATGAGCAGGGCATGGCGACGGACGTAGGGGTTTGAGACGAAACGTGTGACCGTGGTCAAGATGCCCTCCGGGCGAGAGCTGACAAGTCGATGGTCTACCCCATAGTCGATCAGAGCCAGAGCCAGCGTGTTGTCTGTCTCGCCAAAGTGGCGAGCCTGCTGAACGGGGTCCCAGCCTCGAGTACCCAGACCGCCGTTCTCTCCCAGGTGTTTGCGTTCGAGCCAGACATCGGCTTCCTCGCGCGAATCAAAGAGCTGGAGCTTCAGCTCCACTCCAGAGGGATCGAACTTCTTCGCATAGCGTTCGAAGGCTTTTCGATCCTCTGGAGTGGGTGCAAGGGAAGGGTCGTGGAGCAGCATCAGAGCGCATAGCCTCCGGTTGCCCTCCACGACTATCAACTCATTCTGCGCGTCCTTGATCGCCCCGAACCGTTCCAAGGGGCTGAGGCCGTTCTCAGCGATATCGCGAGCCAGCCGCTTGATGTTCTCGCGCTTTACGAAGAGTGCGATAACCGCCGACCGTGACAGTCCACGATCGTGCCTAGGGTTTTCTGGGTCGAGGTCCAGATCTCGAAGATCGCGCCACTTTATCGTCAGTTCCTTGACCACTTGGTCCCCCTTCGAGATGCGCACGCGTTTCCGCCCCAATGCAGCACCATCGTTCCAGCACTATATCGATCAGGGGCTCGTCACAGGCCCAAAACCAGAGATACGCCCCTCCCGGGCCCACCCGAAGGTGGGCCCGAGAGGGGCAGTTTCATGCGAAAGCTTGGCCGTACCGAAGTCCGAGCCAGCGGGTGACAGCGAGCATTTGCTCGTTCGTGTGCGCCTGGTCGAAGAGCAGCACGGCCTCGATGGTTCCGGACCAAGGATCACCGCCTGCAGCGTTCCTGCCGATCCGGAGGGCTGTTACCGCCTGCGGGGCCTGACCCGTGCTCGCGGCCGACGCCTGGACGCCGTCGCGGAGGAACCGAGAGCCGCCACCGTCAAACCGGGCAGAGATCACACGGCGCGTGTTCGCGTCGTTGACGACGCCGGTGAATGACGACTGCGACTGGTAGTGGTTCCACCGCTGGCCGCCGTCGCCGTAGGTGATGTGGATCCGCTGGTTCACGCTAGTGCCGTCGACGAGCGTGTCACGGGTTGTACCCGCACCTACCTTCGCCACCGCGTAGAGGGTGTAGCCACGGACCTTCTGCGACGCGGCCGGGATCGGGACGTCGGCCGGGAACGCGCCCTCGAACAGGATGATGGGCTGAGCCACGAGTGATCCGAGCGTGTACGGATAGCCGACCGAGCTGGAAGCATCCGCGGCGCTATCCCACTTCCATCCCGGCGTGCTGCCGTCTCCGAACTGCGGTGCCCGAGAACCAAGGACGCACATGACGCCTGTGCAGTCGAGGGTGTCGCCAACCGCCCACACAGGCGTGCCAGTCGCGCCAGTGACGTCGATCATCTGGATGAAGCCATCGACGCCAGCGGGGACGGTGGAGAGCAGCTCGACGTAGGTCCATACGCCTGCCGGCAGGTCGATCTGTGTTCCGTTCGCGGTCGTAACGATCGTCGTCCCGAGTCGGTACTGGATCCTCGCGAACCCCTTCTTGGCCGTGCTCGGTCGCAGCCACCCGCCGAGGGCAATCTTCTGACCGGGCATCGCCGGCAGGACGCTCGAGACCTGGAACCCGGTGTCGCTGTTGACCGTCGGCGCGGTCGTCCACGTCTTGCGCGCGAACCTCGTGGTGAACGGAGGCCCGGGCTTCGTGTCCGCCAGGTCGAACGTGTGCGTGCCGGCGCCGCCCGCGCCGAACCACCGGTTGGTCCACGAGCTTCCGTTTGTGCGACCCTGCGGGTTCTGGTTGAGATTCCGGACTGGCTGCGAGCTGGCGTTCTGGATGAGGCTACGCATAGTTCAGCCCGACCACAGCACCCTGCCAAACGGCACCGTCCCACAGGAGGTTGACGACGTGCCGGCCGACGGGGAACGTCGTCGGCTTGAGCCCCTCCGGCCACTGCACGTTGTTCGGCCAGGTGACGACTCGGGTCGCCGAGCTGACCGACAGGACAAGCGTGATCGAGTACGACTTGTTCGCGCTCCCGGCGGCGATCGAGAGTGTGACGTCGCTCGTGAGCACCAGGCGTCGCGTGTACGGGGTGCCGGAGGTGAGCGCGAGCGTCGCGGGCGCCGGGTTCGTGACGATCGCGTCGGTCACGTCGCCGACATCGCCCTTGTCGCCCTTGTCGCCGGTGTTCCCCGCCGGCAGCCCTAGGTTGAGCGACTTCGTCGGCGCCGCGCCGTTGATCGTGGCCGTGGCGGGCTGACCGGTGGCGAGCGTGGTCACTGTGCCGATCGTGACATCCGTGAGCTCTCCCTCCGGCCCGCGCACGATCCCGGACCCCGGGCTCGCGGGAACCGGCGCGTCCTTCGTGAGATCGACCACGCCGCCGGCCGGTACCTCGATGTCGAATGACGGGCAGGGCACCTTCACATTGCCGAGCTGGAGATCGAACGACACCCGGTAGGTGAACGCGGTTGGGTTCGTCGACGGGTCGTCGCTCGCGATGACGTAGACGCCGCGGTCGCCGTTGTGGGAGAGGTATCCCTCTTCGTCGAGCGTGACGACGACGGGTGTCGGGATGACGGTGGCGGGCGCCGGCACCGCCGTGGCGACGAGCAGCCTGGACGGTGACGGGGTGATCGTCACCTTCCCGCTCATGGGAAGGACATCGGGGTCGAGGTCGGGGTCGGCCGGGGTGTCAGCGATGATCGCGACGTACCGGCCGGTGACCTTCCCATAGACGAGAGGGGACAGGCTCACGATGGGCTCCTTCGGGCGGCGCTAGACGTGCTTCGGGTAGGACGGGGCCGCGACCTGGCCCGCGAACAGCCAGCCGAGGGACCGCGGCCAGCGCTCGACGAGCAGCTTCGCGAGGGCGTAGTAGAGCGCCTCCACGACGGCGATGCCGATCACGATGAGATCCGACTGTGTCTCCGGGTTGAAGTTCAGGCCACCGATGGATGCCAGGAGCACGACGGCCGCACCGACGAAGGGAGGAATCGTGGTGCGGATGACGGAGGCCCACAGGTCGGAGACGTTCGAGTACTCCGGGGGCTTCGAGATGCCGAGGAACACGCCGAACGCCGGCATCTGCGTCTCGAGCAGGCGGATCACGAGGTAGTAGACGTTCTGGGACGCGGCGACGGCGAAGGCGACGAGCGCCACGGCGGGCGCGCCCTGCAGGTCGATGCCGGTACGCAGCAGCAGCCACGCGATGAACGCGGTGATGCCGTAGCCGACGTAGGTGCGGATGAACGCGAGTGCGCGGTCGTTGGGGGTCATTCGGTGCCCTCCTCAGGCGTTGGTAGTTCGGGGATGATCGGGTTCACCCGGCAGGGGCCGGGGACCGTCTGGGTGGACATGTCGGTGTAGGTGATCTGCCAGTCGCCGGAGTCGAGGCACTGCATCGCGAAGATGCCGCGGCCGTCAGCTCCGGCGGGTCCCGCGGGGCCGGCCGGGCCGGGTGCGCCGTCCGCTCCGGGAGCGCCCGGTGCGCCGTCGGAGCCGTTGCTGCCGTCGGCGCCGGCAGGGCCCGGCGGGCCGGTCTGGCCCGGGACGCCCATGTCGCCCTGCTCGCCGCGCTCTCCGCGTTCGCCGCGCGTGCCGGCCTCGCCGGCGGGCCCACGCTCACCGGAGATGTCCTGGCCGTCGGGGATGAGGGCGGGCGGCACGGTGTCGGTGGTGCAGTCCTTGGCGTCGTAACAGTCGCGGGTGACCTGCGTGTACTCCGAGAGCAGGTTGTCGTAAGCCGCCCGTTGGTCCTGGATGACGCTCTGCCGGTACTTCGCGAGGGCGGTCGCTTCGTCGCCGCGGAGCTGCGCCTGGACGAACACAGCGCCCATGAGCGTGACGGCGAGAGCGAGTAGGCCGATGAAGAGGACGAGCCAGAGCTTCGGGCGTGCGGGGCGTGCGTGCGTCACAGGAACACCCCCACGATTCCGCCGATGACGGCCAGCAGGATCGACGCTCCGAACTGGTACTTGCGCGCTTCGAGACGGTCCTCGACGAGCTGCAGCCGGTTTGCGACCGCCTGCACCGCCGCGGTCCGCGCGGTGACCTCCTGCGCGAGCGCCACCTCGATGCGCCCGATGAGGTCGTGCGTGTTCCCGTGGTCGCTCTTCGTCGCCATCGTCGACCTGATGTCGGTAACGGTGGCTTGGACGTTGCCGATGCGCTCGACGAGCACCTCAATCGACGGTTGGTTCTCACCCATGTATCAGGCCTTCCAGGGCTGTGAGGCGAGCCTCGTGATCTTGGACGACCGGAAGGAGCATCAGGCCGAAGAGGATGTGGTGCACGCTGTACGGGATCGGTTCGCCGTGCTCGTCGAGCTTCAGCTCCTCGCGCACGACGTGCTCGACGGGGCGCTGCACTTCGCGGACGTCCGCATGCTCCGTGCCGTCGGGGTCGATGACGATCACGCGCTCGAGGACGGTCTCCATCCGCGTCTCGGTGATCGGCTCCCGCTCGTAGACGACGAACTGCCAGAGGCCCGCCTCGTGGAGGTCCTCCGCCATGACGCTGAGGTTGACCTGCACGTGGTAGTCCGGACCCACGTAGTTCGGGTGGGTCGGATCGTCGCGCTTCCGGACCTCGTCGATGTACCTGAACTGGAACAGCTGCAGCCCTAGCACCGCTTGCGGGTCGATCGTGGCTTCCTCGATGTCTTGCTTGAAGCGCCGTGACGACTGCGAGGTCCCGATGGTGCCGTCGGAGTTGATCCACCCAGCGACGTAGTTCGTCGAGACGTTGTAGTTGCGCGAGCCCGGCGACCGAAGGGGCAGTTCGGAGTACACCTGACCGACGGCCGTGACATTGCCGCTCGCCGTCACGCTGCTCGTACTCACGGACGGCGGGTTCGCCACCTTCGAGTCGATGTCGGCCTTGGAGTAGGAGCGCGCCGCGACGCCGGTGTCGATCCGTGCGTCCACCGTCGCCAGGTTCTTCGTCACACGCTCGGCGAGTTCCTCCACCGAGGTTCCCGTCGGCCGCTGCAGTTCGACGATCTGTTCCTGCGTGCGCTCCCGCTGAGTGTTTACGTGATCGAGCGCGCCGATCGCAGGGGTTCTATAGCCGCTCATGAGGCCTTCCGTTTCGGGGAGCAGTAGATCGCGATCTCCTCGCCGTCTGCGTCACCGGCGAGTCCGACGATGCGGTGCTCGTAGGTGCCTCCCGGGACGAAGGGATCGCCGGCGTCGGTCTTCGGGTCGAACTTGGCGACGGTGAGGCGGCAGAAGTCGCCGGTCGCGTAGGTGCCGACGAGCGGGGTCTCGTCCGCCTGCACCTTGAACGACCACGTCTGCCACGGCCGAGAGCCGTCGTAGAGAGCCGCGGACGCGTGAGCGTCGAGCGTGCCCTGCTCCTTCACTGAGGTACGGGACGAGTCGACCTGCTCGAACAGCGGGTAGCCGTTGCGCGTCAACTCCTCGGACACAGCGCGGGCGACGAGCACGGTGTCCGCCGCGCGACCGCCGGTGCCCCAGGCGATGTCGGCGAGGGCGGTGCCGTCGATGTCCACCTCGAAGTCCGTGACCGACGACTCTGGCGCAGTCAGATCCCACCCGTGGACCGTCGGTGAGGTGATGAGCGGGGAGGCGTTCGTGCCGGTCTCGAACAGAGACTCGACGAACTGGCCGTTACCGATGAACCGCGCCTGGAAGTTCGTCTCGGGCCCGTTCTCCACCTCTTGGAGCTGCCGGATCGCCTCGCGAACACCCTTGAAGTCGATGCCCTCGAAGTTCCGCTCGTGGATGCCGGCCTCGTCGGCCTGGAACACGAGTGGGATGTCACCGCCGGTCCACGCCATGCTCTGCTGGAGCCAGCGCTTCGCGATCGTGCCGAGGCTGAGCCCGGCGAGCTTCGTGGCGACGGCGGGATTCGGAATCGTCTTCGTAGCGTCTGCGGGGTCAGGGATGACGAACCGGTCGACGCCGAGCGCCTTCGCGACGAGGGGGATGATCGTGCGGTAGTCGAAGTAGGAGCCGGTGCCGAGCGCATCGAGTTCCAGCTCGGCTGAGTCTCGCTGGTACTTCGCGCTCCAGAGTGGCCCGTACGCCATGATGCGGTCGCCCTCAGCGACGCCAACAGCGTGCTTCCCGACGGCAGTGAGGCTCCACCAGTCCAGCGAGCGAACGTCCTCGTCGTCGAGGTCGAGGGTGAGGCTGATCTTCTCGACGTCGTTCAGTGGGTCCGACCAGGGCCCGCGGAACACCGGCAGGTCCTCGAGGATCCTGCCGGTGCGGAAGTCGGTGATGAAGTAGCGCGTCACGGAAGCTCCCCGCTCAGCCCACCGGCAGCGTGTTCAGCCGGGCTCGGTCGGTGGTGATCGACGGCTTGTCGGTCTCCAGGCGGATGCGGGCTCGGCGGTCGATCTCGTCTGCGGTGAGCGCCGCGATCGCGACTGTGTCGACGGTGGGCGTCGCGCTGAGGATCGCGTCCATCTTCGCGGTGAGCTCCTGCACCTGGAGGACCGTCGGGTGCTCACCTTCGGACAGCGGGCGGGCGTCGAGGGCGCGCTGGACGCCGGCGAGCATCGTGCGCAGGCCCGAGTCCTTGTCCGTGACCGCCCACAGGAGCAGGTCGAGCTTGGCGAGCATCGTCTCGGATTTCTTGTTCAGGCTGTAGACGCCCAGCTCCACGCGGGCGGTGGCGTCGAGCGCGAGCTTCGCTTCGGCGCGGTCGGTGTCGTTGTACATGTCGTCCTCTTCCAGTGGGGCCGAGGCTGCGCCGCCGGCGTTGTGTTCCGCCATGAAGATGACGGGATCGACGGAGCCGGCGTAGGTGCGCCAGTTCCCGTTGACGATGACCCGGAAGCACACGTGCGGGCCGGTCGATTGACCGGTGGTTCCGCAGGTGCCTGCCGCGTCACCGCGCCGCACCTTCGTCCCGGCGAGAGCGCGGGATCCGGATTCCATGTGCGGGTAGATGAAGTCGACGACGAAGCCGTCGATGATGGACCGGACGACGACTGTCTCGCCGATGAACCATCCGGAGAAGATGACCTCGCCGTCGGCTGCGATGTAGACGATCGAGCCGCGCACCATGGGGACGTCGACGCCGTGATGGAACGCCAGAGTGCCGAGGTTGCCGACGTTGCCGCGAGGTCCGTAGCGATCACTGAGCGACGGCTGACGTGTAGACCCGGTGGGCCAGAGGAACGACATGGCTACTCCTCGACCGGCCAGGTCGTCGCGCCTGTCAGCTCGAACACTCGCTCGCCGTACCCTCGGTGCAACGCCTCGGACAGTGCGTCGCCCGCGACCGGCGACATCCAGTCCATGAAGGGGTGGCCGCGGTCGTAGTCGGCTTGCGCCGCCGCACGGCCTCGTTCGCTCTCGCTCTCGATGGTGGGATTCACGGGCAGCTCCTAACGCTTGTAGGTGGACTTGACGACGATGGTCACGGCGCCGGCGACGGAGGTGGAGTCCATGAATGGGGCGGCCACAGTGAGCAGCCCGTTCGCGTCGATGAAGCCCCAGCCGAACCCGCGGCCCACACCGGAGAGGACGTGAACGGCGACGGGTTCCGAGTTCGTCGGCCTGAGCGCGGGAGGCACGGTGAAGAGCGTCTCGGAACCCGAACCGACCAGCTTCGCTGCGCGCGAGAGCCGCACGTTGTACTCGATGGTCGAGTCGCGGAGGAGGATGTAGCCGCCGCCTTGGGTCAGTGCGACGCCCGAGGCCAGGGTGAGCGTCGAGAGGTCGACGAGACCGCCGACCCAGGCGCCATTGAGGCGAATGAACTCGTTCCCCGTGTCGAGGGCGATCGCGCGAGTGCTGTTCGCAGCCGACCATGCGAGCAGAGCGCTCTCGGACCTGAACGGCACCACGCCGCCGACGGTTGCCGTGTGAGCCGCTGTCTGCGTCAGCGTCACCTTGGCGGCATCGTTGGTCGCTGTCGTGCCGACCGCCACCTCCATCCGGGCGATCTCGAGCGCGCCCGCGGGGAGAGGCGTCGTCGGGGGAACCGGCGTCGCGTCCGCGACGCCGGTCGTCCACCCGAACGTCGGCAAGTCGGAGGCGTCTCCCAGCTCGGCGATGTTCTGGCGGGCCCAGAGGATGTCGATGCGCTTGTTCGCCGTCGGGAGTGCGGAGATCGCGACCTGCGTCGTTCCCTCGTTCATTCCGAGGATCACGCCCCCGTTGCGAGCTGTGGCGAAGGGGAACGTGGCGACATCGACCTTCAGGTCAGCGCGTCCGGTTACGAGCGGGACGCTGGGGTCGCGGAGGACACCCGCGCGCGCGGTGCCGTCGGCGCTACGGACGATGAGGCCGGAGAGCAGCTTTCGCAGCTCACCGAAGTCGGTGGCCCCAGATACGCCGGGGAAGCCGTCGAGTTGTGGCATGTGGGACTCCTAGAATCTCGACGGCGGGGTGAACGCCGTGAAGGTGGGGGTGCCGGTAGTGGCGCCGAGTGGGGTGAACTGGATGGTGCGGGTCTCGCCGGGCGGGACGAACCAGCCCTCTCGGCGGGTGAGCGCGAACGAACCCACGGGGTTGATGTCGTCGAGGACGGCAGTCATCTTCTTCAGGTCGACGCGGACCACGGACCCCTGGGGGACGACCCGCTCGAAGCGGACGATCTGGCCCGTCTCGATGCACAGCAGCTCGAAGCCGAATTCCAGGCCGCCGCGGACGTCGATGACGGACCAGGTGTCAGCGATGCCCGCGTTGACGGTCACGATGCGGCCGAGCGAGCCGGGGGCACCCGCCTTCACCGGACTGGTGATCGGCGAGACGATGCCGCCCCCGGCCGTAGGCGGACCTTCCGGTCCTGCCTGGACTGGCGGCCCGTACTGTCGTCCGTCTCGGTTGAACAGGGGGATCTCGAAGTCGGCGACGCCGTCCTCATCCTCGATTGTGAAGCGAGGGGGTCCGCCGATCTCGACCTCCGCTGTCCACGCACCCTTCGGGTCGCGGACCGTGACCATGAACGATCCAGGGATGTTCTGGAGCGCCATGATCCGGTCTCGCAGGTCGAACAGGTAGAGCGGGTCGCCGAGACGGATGAGACCGCCTTCGGCGACCACGGCTCGACCCTTCTTGTAGGTGCGCCGCGTCTTGAAGAAGCCGTCGCCGCGGGGCCGCTTCTTCGTCTTCGTGTCGGGGTCGACACCGTCGAACCACCCGGTCAGGTCGCGGAGGTACTCGCGAGTCTGACCGGGTGCGTTCGTCAGGGTCAGGCCGGGGAGCTCGACGGAGATCACTTCAGCTGCCTCGCAATCTTCTTGACGATGAGGTCGGAGAGCAGTTCCTCGTCCATGCCGGCCGAGGCGTACGCCTTGGCGTCGATGTGGTTGACGGTGCTCGACGAGCTGCCGTTGCTGGCCCGGAGGGCGGAGATCTCCGAGTCGCCCAGCACGGTTGCGTTGAACCAGGGCGCGACGGTCTTGAGGATCCCGAGGTTCCGGGCTTCCTGGCCGACCTTGTCGGAGATGTACGCCTCGCGGCGCGTCTCCTGTTCGGCGAAGATCCGGTCGCGGTCGCGGATGCCACCTGGCCGGCCCTTGTAGATGCCGGACGGGTAGCCGCCGTTCGCGAATGCCTGCGTGGCCGCACTCTCGAACGCTCCGGGGATGCCGCCGTTCGCGTAGGCCTTCGTGCCGTTGCGGTAGACACCGCCGTCGGCGTTGAAGATGTTCGCCGCGGCATCCGCGACCTGCTGGATGGACACGATGACCTTCCGCGCGACCGTGAGTCGCTGCAGCTCAGCCTCGACCTCAGGGCCGCCTGAGGACGTGATCTGCACGTTGCCGTCCGGCAAGGTCGTGACCACGACGCCCAGGTCGGTCAGGCGCTTCTTCACGAGGTCCGACATCGGCTCGGTGATCGTCACCGTCTTGTCCGGCGTCGCGAGGATCTGCGCCGCGAGATCTGCGACACGAGCCTCGACGTCCGGCACGTTGTCGGTGATGACTGTGCCGACGGTCTCCGGCACATCGAGGTACTTCCCGATGAGTGCTTCGATCTGGTCCGAGGTGAGACCAGCCTCGGTGAGCGTCTGCCGAAGGGAATCGATGTAGCCCTGCGCCGCCGCCGTTGCCGCGTCGCGTGCTCCGGCCTCATCTCCGTTCGCGAGCGCGAGGTCGGCGGCGGCTGTAGCCGCCTCCAGCATCTTCGTGCGCGCGTTCGACATCTGGTCAGAGAAGGCGAGCCCGGCGCGCGTGCTGAGGTTGACGTTGCCGGCGCCGTCGAGGAAGGACTGCCACAGCGGCGCGCCTGCTTCGTCGGCCTGAGCGAGCACATCCTTCAGGTCGAGGACAGTGCGCGAGAGCTGGGCCTGCGCCTGCTCTGCTGTGAGGCTGCCGCCCTTGAGGAGGTCGAGGGCGGTGCGGAGAGCGTTGACGCGGTCCTCGGCGGACTTCGTCTCGTCGGAGACGACCTTCATCGCCTCCTTGAACCGGTAGTTCGCCCGCTCGCCTTCGCCCATGGCGGAGATCGCCTCGCGGTCGGCCTGAGCCTTCTCCCGCACGTACTTCTCGGCTTCCTCCAGCGCCGCCGCCTGCTCCTTCACTGCCTCGGTGACCGATGCAGCGTTGTCGGTGATGACCGGACCGTCACCGGTCTGGACCGTGTGCGCCTCGTTCCAGTCGAGGACCGCCTTCGTCACCTTGTCGACTGCGGCCTTCTGTCCGAGAGCGGCGTCCGTCAGGTCGCGCACTCCGAGACCGAGCTGCTGAGCCTTGCTGTACGCGTCCGAGTTCGTGAAGGCGTTCTCGAGCGACGTGCGCGTGGCCTCTGTCATCGCACCGGTGGTCTGGTTGAGCGAATCCCGGAGGGCGAGCATGCGGTCGCGCTGCTCGGCTGCCTGCTGCGACGTGGAGGCGAAGGCCGCCACCAGACCAGCTGCCGCGAGCGAGATGACCGTGATCGCGAGACCGATCGGGTTCGTCAGGAACGCCGCCTTCATCGCGCCGCCGAGGCTCATGACCTGGGTGCGGGCGACTGCCGCGGCTGTCCCGAACACACCGGTCTGGACGCCGGCCGCTGTCGCTGCGCGTGCGTGCACGGTCATCGCAGTGGAGGTCGACGCGATCATGCCGCCGAGCGGTGTGCCCGCTGCCGTGGCGGCGCGCATACCAAGCTGGAGCGCGAGGAGCGCGGCAACACCGAGCAGGACGGGAGCCGGGATGTCGGCCAGGAGGTCGATCAGGGGCCCAGCCACATCGGCCAGGACCTCGACACCGTCGGAGACGATGGGGAGAGCCGCGCCGAGCGAGGATGCGAGCACCTTCGCGAGGCTGATGCCGAGGGGCACGAGCGGGCTCATCTCGTCGAGCAGGTCCCCGAGCGAGTCGCGGAGTTCGGGGGAAGCAGCGACGAGTCCGACGATGCCTGCGAGAACCGGGTTGATCGAGACGCCGACCCGCGCGAGGAGGCCAGCGATCGGCCCGTAGGACGCGAGCACGCCGGCGAGACCGGCGAGGGCCGGGGCGTAGCCGGTGAGGTGCGCGAGCGAGCGATCGAGGTTGTTGACGTTCCACGACTCGACGGTGACCTTCGCCTTGAACAGGGTGTCCGTGACCCCGGCGAACGCTGGGTTGAGCTTGCTGACGATCCAGTTGGTGAACGGGGTCGTCTGCTTCTCGACGGCGCGGAGCAGGTCGGCGACCTGGTTCGCCCAGTCCACGGCCCGGCCGCCGCCGTTCTTCGAGACGAACGGCTCGGCGAGGGCCGCACCGATGTCGCGCGTTGCGGCCTTGACCCGGTCAGACGCGCCGTCCATCGTGCCCTTGACGTTGGCCGAGGCCCCGGCGAACTTGGCCGCCATTCCGGCGGTGAGCGCGTCGATGGCGGCACCCGCGTCGAGGGTGCCGGCGGTGATCTGTTCGCGGATCTCCTGACCGGTGAGGCCCATCTGCCCACCGATGAGGGTGGCCGCGTCGATGCCTCGCTCGCCGAGCATGTTGAGGTCTTCAGCGGTGAACTTCGCGGAGGCCGAGACCTTCGCCAGGATGGACGCGATCTCACCGATGGATGCGCTGCTACCGCCCGTGGCCGCGACGGCCTGCTGGATGGCGTCGAGGGTCGGCAGCACCTTGTCTGCGGCGAACCCGAACCCGATGAGCTGCTGCTGCGCCTGGATGAACACGGCCTTGGAGAACGGGCTGTTCTTCGCGAATGCGTCGAGCTTGTCCATCTGGGCGTTGGCAGCCTCGGCGCCACCCAGGAGCGTCTTCAGGGCCGCGCGAGAGGTCTGCTGGAGCGTGTTGTAGGCGGCACCGGCCGAGAAGACCTTCGTGCCGAGCGCGATCGTCGAGACGGAGAGGAAGTCGACCGCGGTACCGGCCGCCTTCATCCCCGACTCGACGATGCCGCCGGCCTTCTTCGCGAGGTCCTGCAGCTTGGTGAACGCCTTGCCCGACGACTGGATGCCGGACTCGAACTCTCGCTGACCGTCCAGGCGGATCCGTGCGGCGAGCTCACCAACTACGAACGTCATGACTTCTCCTTCGTGAGGTGGTGCAGGATCCGGGAAGTCGGGACGCGGAGCAGGCCGAGGATGCGCGCTCGCCACCACCACCAGGGACGGTCAGCGAGCGGCAGCTCGAACAGGTCGATGCCGTAGGTGTCGTGGAGGTCGACGCACGTGGCCGTGTCCCAGTGCTGGAACACGGCCGCGAAGTAGCGGTCGAAGGTCAGTCGTTCTGGTTCTGGCGAATCGACCGTCGGCTCGGGGGCAGGTTGTCCACCGCGCTGGAGCCACTCGCGGTATTCGAGGGGGTACTCGTAGCGGGGGTATCTCCCGGTGACGGGGTCTGGCTCGCCAATTCCCCACTGAGCGATCTCATCGAGGCCTCCAGTCCAGACTTCTGGGTGAGGAGGTCGAGCGCTTTTGGGTAGTCGCCGCCGACGAACAGCTGCGCGGCTTCGATCCCGCCCGCGGTCTGCCAGAAGAACGCCGCCATCGTGACGTCGTAGATCTCCGACGTGCGAAGTTGGTGGACGCGCTCGACGTTGTCGACGCCGACGGACATCTCGAGGAGGTCGGCTTCCACCGACTGCGCCTGCTTGCCGCCGAGCACGTCGAGCGTGATGCCGAGCCAGCCGGAGAGAAGAGCCGCCCCTGTGTCGCCGGCCGCGGGCTGGATGAGGAATTCTTCCTCGCCACCCACGAGAATCCGTAGACGCCGCCCCTGTTCTTCGATTTCGATCATGGTTCAGCGGCCCCCTACGGCGTGACGGCCGGGTTGGTGATCTTCTTGCGGTCGCCCTGGCCAGCGAGCGAGATCGAGAAGAACTCGAGGTCGTCGTTGCCGTTGTTCGCCCGCGTGAAGCTCACGGCGGCGGTGCCCTGGTAGGCGAGCACCTTGGAGGTCCGGTGGTAGTACCGGTAGGGGACGATGTTCTCGTCGCCGTTGGCGTCGCCGGCCTCGATGAGCGCGACGAGCTCCGGCTGGAACTCCCCGGTCGCGTCCTTGATGCCGAGGACGTTGAACGAGGTCGAGAAGTCCTCGCCCGTCTTCTTGTTCGCCGTGCCGCCCTTGTGGGCGTAGGTCGAGGCGTCCTTGGTCTTGGCGGGAGCGGCCGGGTTGAATGCGGTGATGTCGGGGATGTTCAGCCACGTCGGCGCCTCTGCGGTGCCGCCGGTGCCGATGTCGAGGATCCACTCGTACGTCACGCCCGCGTCACCGGGGGTGGGCGCGATGTCAACGAACTTCGTCATCGTTCCTTCTTTCTGTTGGGAGGGGTGCCCGTGATGGGCGGTTACTCCCCGGTGGGGAGGGTCTTGGTGGGGTTCAGTGCCCGGAGGCCGACGAACCGGAAGTTGCAACTGACCTCGGCCTTGCCGTTCGCGTCTGCGCCGAGGTCGGCGAAGGAGATGCGCTTCGAGGTGGTGATCGTTATGTCGCCGTACTGCTGGTGGGTCGCCCGGTGGAACCGGTCGCGCAGCGCGTCGGCGACGTCGACGGCGTCGAGGGGGTCCTCGCCGACCCGGATCCGGAACTGAACGCTGGTGGCCGCGACGGGGAGCCGTGCGTCGTCGTCGGTCATGTAGGCGCGGATCGACATCGCCCACTCGGGCTCGGCGGGGATCGCCTGCTGAAGGACGATCGCGAACTCGTCCGGCTGGTAGAGCGCGTCGTCCGGTGGCCCGTCCGGGTCTCGCCACTTCGCGATGCCGGCCTCGTCGACGGCGACGGCGAGCCCGAGCAGGAGGAGGCGGGTATACGTCGGCTTCGGCTCAACCACGGATGTCTCCGATCTGCCGGGCGATGATCCCCTGGATCTCGTCGGCCTTCTCTTCGAGGGGGCGCTCGAGGTACTTGGCCTCGCCGTCGTCGTGCTGCCAGTCGAGTTCCTCGTGCTGCCGTCGGGCGTACGGGGTATCGAACGACACGACGGCTTCGAGGTCGCCTGGTGTTGCAGGCTCGACAGCGCCGGACTCGCGCAGCGGACCGTCCATGAGCGGCGTCCGTGGAATCGCCTCGCCGAGCAAGTACTCGGCGCCGAGCGTCAGGCCCTGGGCTGCTGCCTCCCGGAACAGCGCGGAGTACTCGTCGCCGCGCCACGCGACGTTGCCGGTCTGGGCCATGGGGTCACTCCAGGTTCAGGACGAGCACCGAGTAGGTGTCGGGGTCGTCGTAGAGCTCGACGGACAGCACGCGAGAGGTCCGCTCGTGCGGGGTGCCGGTGTGGACGGTGACGAGCGACTCGACGGGCGGGGCGGCGATCTGGGTTCCGTCGAGGTGCACCTGCATCGTGGAGATGTGGGTGACCTCGTCGGCGCTGCGGAGCACACGGCGCTTCAGGACCACCTGGCAGCGCTCGATGGGCTCGGCTGCGCCGTAGACCTTCCTGACGCCCGTCTGCCCTCGGTAGCGCTGCACGCTGGCGTTGCGGTGGGGGAGCAGCCTCTTCGGGATGCGCTTCTGGGCCATGGCGCTACCCGTGCCCGGGTTCACCGGGGATGAGACCAGCGGCTCGGAGGATGGACAGCGCCTCAGGGCTGCGGCGGGAGTCGGCCGTGCCGGCGCCCGTCGTGGCCTTGCCGCCGATCGACAGAGGGCCGAGCGAGATCGACCCTCGGGCGGAACCCGCGCCGGAGATGTCGCCGGTCACCGCGAACCAGGCGGCCTGAGCACACGTCGCGGCGATGACGGCCTGGAGCACGCGTTGTTCCGTCGGGAGCTGCGTCTCCGGGTCGACGTCGAACGTGGCCGAGAGAAGCATGTCGTCGACCTCGCGGGACGCGCGGGCGAGCACCTTCTCGGTGACCTCGATCGTGTCTCCGTCGTCGTCCTCCGAGTACTCCGACTGCGCGAAGTCGTGCTGGGTCGCGAAGGGCGTCACGGCTCAGTCCTTCGGGAACTGGGTGTCGAGGATGTCGTCGGCGATCTCGGCGTTCGTCCGGGTCTCGTCGATCTCGATGCCGCGCTCGGCGGCGTACTCGGCGAGCTGTTCCTTCGTGAGCCGCTTCAGCGTGCGGGTGACGCTGGCGCGGGTGTCGAGCGCCTTGATCTCGGCGCCCTTGGCCCTGAAGTACTCACGGATGTTCGGGCCGAGGTCGCCTTCAGCGACGTCGTCGACGAACTGGAGGCCGCCGAGTACTCGCGTGCCAGCCCCGCGGAGAGTGATGCGGTGAGCCATGGTCGGCCCCTTCCTGTGTCGTGGGACGACGACGGCCGGGCTCCCGTGTGGGTGCCCGGCCGTCATCGAGATGTTGCTACTTGGCGAAGTGGTCGCGGATCTCGTCGCGGGTCATGCCGTCGACGCGGTCGGCGTCGAGACCTTCCTGCAGCGCGTACGCCTTCCACGCGTCGCGGCCGTGGTTGCCCTGCGGCTTGTCGAGGCGCGTCGCCGAGTTGGTCTCGGCGGCGATCGTGGGAGTGATCGTCTGCGGGACCGAGTTGTCCGCGGGCACGATGGCGGGGATGACCTCGCCCGGGATCGCAGCCGGGGGCTGGATGGTGGACGTGTCGACCGCGTTCGGGTTCGGCGCGGGCTCTCCCGAGTCGGCCGGCGGATCCTGCGGCGCCGGGTGGTAGGCGGCCGGTGCGGGCTCCGGCGTCTCGGTCGTCGCCGAGCCGTCGGTGCCGAGGGTGACGAGCGCGGTGCCGTCGCCGACGACGGAGCCGTCCGGGGTCGTGATGATGGCGGCCGGGGTGCTCGTGACGGGCGGCGCGGGCTCTGCGACCTCGCGTGGCTTGTCGACGCGCACCCAGCGGGCGAGTTCGTCGAGGTCGGAGCGCGGTTCGTCGGTCGTGATGACCTGGCCGTCCTCGAGGCTCTTGTAGTGAATGGGGGCCATGCGGATGTTCTCCTTCGTGCCGTGAATCGGTGGGGGTGGAGCGCGGCCGTCGTGGTGACGGCCGCGCTCCGTGGCGGGCTACGCCTTGTTCGGGCCCTTGATGAGCACGGCGCGCTTGGCGTCGAGCACCTTGATGCCGTACAGGGTGTCGATGGAGACGACGTCCTGCTTCTTCGCCTGGTCGTAGCCGATGACCACGCGGACGCCGAAGCCCTTGTAGGACGCGATCGCCGCGTTGGCAGCACCCTGCGGGAGCTCCAGCTGACGGGTCACGAGCGTGACGGCGGTGCGGTGGAACGCGACGCCGACCTCGGTCGTGGGCGCGCCGACGGCCGGGTTGGCGGCCGGCTGTTCGATGTGCTGCGACCAGTACGGGTCGAAGCCGAACAGGCGGCGGCCGAGGTACGCCTCGCGGAGCGCCTCGGTGGAGCCCGACGTGTTGACCTGCTTGAGCAGGTCGGTGTCGAGCCAGTCGCCGTTCATCTCCGGGCCGATCACGACACGACGCTCGGTCGTGGGGACCGCGTTCTTGTTGAGGATCGTGGCCGCGTCGATCAGCGACTCGGGGACGTTGAACTCGCGACCGACCTTGGCACCGACCGTCTGCGTGATGCCGGCGCGGAACTCCTTGAAGAGGTCCTTGTCGATCTTCTGCGCGATGGACTCCATCGCGGGGTCGAGCAGCTGCTCCGAGAAGTTTTCGATCTTCAGCGTCATGTCGCGAGACGTGACGGCGAACGAGGTGTCCGCGAAGTGGTTGAGGACGACGGGGACGCTGGTCTCGACCGCGTTCTGGATGACGATCCCGGTCGCCGGGTCGAACTCCTGCGCCTCGAACGTCGCGGGCTTGCGGACGGAGACGGTGTCGCCGACCTTCGACACGAACTCCGTGTCGTAGTCGCGGTGCACCAGCTGCGCGCCGATCGTGACCTCGTAGAGGGTGGCGAGCGCCGCGCGGGCGATGACCGCGGGGGAGAGGAGGGTGTTAGCCATGGTGGCCCTTTCTGTGGGTGTCAGTCATCGAAGCCGCGACGCTTGCGGCGTCCCTTGCGGAGTTCCTCGATGGAGTCGCCGGCGGTCGTCTGATCGCCGGTCGGGGTGGTTTCCCCTCCGCTGCGCGGGGCCACCTGGACGACGCGGAGCTTGGGGTTCTGCTCGACCTCGGCCTTGACGACGGCAGCCACCTGGGCTGCGTAGTCGTCTGCGGTCGGGTCGATGTCTTTGAGGAGACCCTTCGAGAGCACGACGGCCTCGACGAGGTCGGGGTGTGCTTCGGCGGTCTCGGATGCGGCCTTGATGGCCGTGGCGCGGGCGCGCTCGGCGTCCGCGGCCTCGCGCTGGGCGAGGCGTTCCTTCAGTGAGGTGTTCTCGGCGGTGACCGTCTCGATGAGCTTCGCCGGGTCCGGCGTCTCGTCCTCGGCCTCGATGACGCCCAGCTGGAGGCCGAGCTTCTTGGCCCACTCCTTCTGGCCGTTCTCCAGCGCCGTGTCGATCTGCGCCTGGATGTCTTCCTTCTTCGCGACGCGCGCGGCGGCGTTCTCCTTGCGGAGCTTCTCGACGTAGTCGGCGCTGAAGGTGCGGCCGCCGTCGGTGGAGCCTTCGACCTCGGTCGGCGTCGGCTCGGTGGCCGGGTCGGTCGCGGGCGTCTGCTCGGTGGCCGGCGGGGCGGGCTTCGGCTGGTTCTCGATGACGACGGGCTGCTCTTCGTCACCGGACGGCTGGTCGCCGCCGGGAGGCGTGGTGCTGCCCGTCGACTCGGGGCCGTTGAAGCGGAGGTTGAGGTTGCGGAAACGTGTGCTCACTTGGGGACTCCTGGTCCTTCTCGGTGTGGGGTGGTGCACGGCCGCCACCTGGACGGTCGATGGGGCCCGGTCGCGCGCAGGGGCGACGCGTGGCGTGCACAGGGGCAGCGCGCGACCGGGGGTCGATGGGCGGCGTGTCAGCCGCGGGGGTTCTTGGTGCCGCCGTCTGCGAAGTGCAGCTGCTCGCGGTGGTTCCGGCGCAGGAGGCCGGTCTCGGCCACGTGCTCGCGGATGGCGGCCTGGGCGTCGCGGATGTCCTGCTTCGCGGAGGCCAGAGTCGCGGCGTCGGGGGCGAGCGCGGCTTCCCGCTTCGCCTCGCGCACCCGTCGCTCGAGTAGCCGTAGCCGCTCCTGGTCCTTCGAGCGCTTCGGGTCGAACGTCGTGGCGTCCGGGCGTTGCCGGAGGCCGGGGAGGTGGGCGATGACGCGGCACCGGCAGTTCGGGTGCTGGAACCCGGTCGAGCGGGCGTGGTCCAGGGTGTCGTCGATGTGCACGGTGACCGGCTCGCCGGTGATGGCGTGCGGCATGACGACGGACCCGACGACGCCGTCGATGGATAGCGTCTTGCCCCTCCAGGCCGAGCAACGCTCGCACCCGGATCGGCCGATGACGACGTCGACGGCGGTGATACCCGACCCGCGCATGCGCTCGATGCCAGCGTCCTGCCAGGCGCGCATCGTCGCTGTGCGGGTCGCCATCTCGGCGTAGGAGCCGATGCGCCACCGGCGGCCGGCCGCGTCGGGGAACATGGTGATGCCCTCGGAGAGGAACGCCTGCACCGTGGCGCGCTCGAGCGTGCGGAGCGAGGCGCCGCCGACGAGCACTTGCGGGGTGTACTGGGCGACGATCGCCTGGAACGCGTCCGACGGGTACCGGAGGATCCGCAGGTGCAGGTCTTCCAGCTTGTTCGTCAGGTCCATGGCGAGAGCTGCGGCGGCGTTCTGCGCGGTCGTCGTGATGCCGAGTTCGCGCGGCAGGTGCCGGGCGAGGCCGAGCTGCGACACGGCGGCCGCGGTGCCGGCCTCGAACGCCGTGGCGATGATGTTGCGGGCGAGGGCGTCAGTGTCGATCTGCCCGAGCACGGCCGCGGTGAACTCGTCGAGCTCCCCGAGCGCGCGAAGGCGGGTGAACAGGTCGGCGTAGACGTCGAGGCCGCGGTACAGGCGGCGGGCGATCTCCTGCTGCAGCCGCACCTCGATGCCGTTGTAGATGTTCGTCAGCGCGCGAGCGAGATCCTCGACGAGCTGCGTCGGGTCGGCGTCGGGGTCCGGGATGTACAGGGGCACCCGACACCTCCCGTCAGCGTCCTCGCTTGGCGAACGGGCCGCTCCCCCGTGGTCCGACGTGCACGACGGGCCCGGCGAGCGGGCCGCCGGCGGGACAAGGGACGACGGGGCAGCCGACGACGGCGACGGCCGCGATCGACAGCGCCGCGAGCATCAGCATCAGCCGGGTCACGACGTGGCCGTAAGGTAGGCCACCAGCTCCGGGTTGTCGCGGAGCAGAGCGAGCGTGGGCGACTCGATGCGCCGGATGACCGTCTCCTCGCGGGTGGCTCGGTCCTCGCCGAGCTCCGTCCACTCGGGGCAGCCAGCGGCGGACTCCATCACGGCATGCAGGGCCTCGTGCCAGAGCGTGAGCCGGAGCACGTCGGGGCTGGACGCAGGGTTGAGCCAGATCGTCGCGTCGAGGTTCGTGGTGTGGCCGTAGTAGCCGCTCGTCTTCGAGCGGTGCTCGATGCGCAGCCACTCCTCCTCGTCGCAGGTGACCCGGTAGCGGATCGTGCCGACGAGGATGGACGTTGGAAGCCGGAGGTTAGGGGGCAGCTCGGCAGACTCTGCCACGACAGTGACGTCAGAGGACATGAGTCCACACCGTCTCGACGATCCGATGGCCGTCTTCAGGCGTCAGCAGGACGCCACGGAGCCTGGCGAGGATATCTTCGGCGTGTTGCGCTGACACGCGCGCGGTGCTGGGCTCGATGACCCGCTCGTCGGTGTCGGTGCTGGTGTAGGTCGGGCGCGACACGATCTGGGGTCGCTCGTCGGCCTTCGTCAGCTCGCCTGCGAGGACAATGCCGGGGAAGGCGTCCCCGAGCTGGGCGTAGATGGCCGTGCGTGCTTCGGGGAGGACGTGCTCGCAGGAGTCTGCGGTGACGTGGAGAGCGAGGTCGATGGAGACCTTGCCGATCTTCAGTGCCATGGTGTGCTTCTTCCGGGTCGTGGGTGGAGGGGTGATGAGGGGGAGGCGCGGGGTCCGCATCGCATGACAGCCGCGTGACCCGGGCAGACGCCGCCCCCTCAGCTCAGGGGGTCAGACGCGCGGCGGCCAGGTCCAGGTGCCGGGCTCGCTGCCTTCCGCGACCGACGTCACCCAGAGGGTGTCGTTGCCGTCGAGGATCACCTGCCCGTTGATGAGGCCGGCGCCCGGCCACACGCGGGTGATCTGCAAGGGCAGGTAGTCGCCCTCGCGGACCTCGTTGCCGACGTGGACGACAGCGCCGTCGTGGTCGCGGGTGTCGCGGTGCGCCTTCTCGTCGCTCCGACGGCGGTTGATGCGGACGACGTCACCCTCAGCGAGGCAGTAATGCACAACACGGCCGGGCGCGGTTGCCGGTGGCGTCGATGCCGGCCGTGGGGCATCGACGATGCGGGAGTCGGCGGGCCACAGCGCTCCGGGCTCGAAGATCGCCCGGTTGGCGCGCATCTGCACGTCCTCCAGTGCGGTCAGCGCGAGGCTCTTGTTGCGGCCGGACGGCACGTTGCGTTCGATCTCGGCGCCGAGTGCCACGATGAGCTCTCGAAGCGTCGCGACCTCGGTCTTCTGCTCGTCCGTCGGCGGCTTGCCGCCGGACGCGGTGAAGAACCGGGCCTCGGCGCGGGCCTCGGCGGTGGGGGTGGGAAGCGTGGACTCTGCCATGCGTGTCTCCTTCGTTCGACCCGGCCGTCTGCCGGGAAGTGTGGTGGGTCGGTAGGCTCGCGAGATGACGCCCTCGCCCATGCCCGTTGCCCCTGTCGTCACCGGAGGCGTGCCCGACTGGGTGCCGATCGCGGCGCTCGTGATCTCGCTGCTCGCCCTGTTCGCGTCCGGGGTGAACTCGTGGGTGAATTTCCGGAATCGAGCCGACAAGAACTCGGTCTGGCTGACGCTGGTGAAGACCACCAAGACCGAGGAGGTCCGCGTCATCAATGGCGGAACCATCCACCTGCCGCGTACTCGCTGGACGCTGCATAACGCCGGCGAGGGCACGATCTCAGCGCCGAACCTGACGCTGACGCTGCGGGACGGCGTGGCCTATGCGTTCACGGCCGACCAGCCCCTGCTTGGGAAGTCGACGGTCGAAGTCGTTCCCGTGGGCGACCTACCATCAGGGGCGGGCGAGGACATCCGCATGGATCTTGTCGGCGCGAGCGCTGAGGCGACTTGGGCAGCACCCAACGGCAAGACTCGGACCGTTCCGGTGACGGTGACTCTGTCCTGGACCTGATCCTCAGCGTCGGGGCCGGTCGCGCCAGTTCAGCGCGGCCAGCCCCGCGAGCAGGAGGAGGCAGACGGCGATCGCGCCGCCCATCAGCCACATCGCGCCGTCGTACGTCACGCTGCGGCCTCTCGCTCGGCGCGCTCTTCCTCCGCGCGCTTCCGGTCGTCGGCTTCCAGCTCGTCGTCATCGTCGGGATCGGCGGTGAAGCGTGCCGGGTCGCGCAGCGCTCGCTCCTTCAGCAGAGCGCTGACCTCCTCGCCGATGCGGCCGTCGTCCCACTCGGGGTTCGCGCGGCGCACCTTCGTCTCCAGGCTGATCGCGCCGGCGGCGTTGAGGAGACCGATGACGCGGGCTTCCTTCTCGTCGTCGACCTGCGACTCGGAGGGGAACTCCGCTGCGACCTCGATGCCGGGACGTCCGCCCTTCCCCGGGAAGAGGATGCCGTCGAGCTCCAGTGCCACGGAGGCGATGTAGCTCGTCGCGGCTGCGGCGTAGCGCTTCTTCTTGTCGCGCGTCGTCTCCTCGCGCTTGTCGCGGCGCAGCTCGCCGGTCGCGGTGACCTGGCCTGTCTGCTCCTCGTAGTCGCGCGAGCCGAGGCCGGCGTTGCGGAGGATGACGCGGACGAGGGCGGCCGTGGTGCGCTCGTGCTCAGCGACGCGGATCTCGAACTGCTGCGCCTCGATCTGCTTGGTGTCGTTCGCCGCGAGGGAGCGGAGGGTCGTGTAGACCTCCTGCTCCTCCTCGAAGTAGGCACCCTGGCCGCGGCCGCGGTTCTTCAGCGCCGTCTCGTCGACGAACAGGCGGGCACGGGCGACCTTCAGGTCCCGCATCCACGACGACCAGGCCTCGTCGAGCGCGTTCAGCTCGGGCTCGATGCCCGCGAAGTCGGAGCGTCCGAGCATCGCCAGGGATCCGCCGGCCTTCCGCCACTCGCGGTTCTTCCGGACGTTGGGCTGGTACGTGACCGTGAGGCGGCGGATGCCAGTCTGCAGGGTGACCTCGGCAGGGCTGACGATCTTGCCGTTCGCCGGTTCGAGGAGCCACGCCGTGGCGTCGAGGGTGTCGAGCGGGACGCGTTCGCCGATCTCGCCATCCTCGCCCTTGTACAGGGCGTGGATGACGGCGCCGACCTCGTGGCGCTCGAGGTGCCGATACAGCTGGCCGTCGGCGTCCCAGTGCGACGTCCAGAAGGTGACGGCGGTGAGGCGGCCGGCGGAGAACTCGGGGACGGCGGTGTCGGCGTCGTAGGCGCGGACGTAGACGTGCTCGCGGGCGGCGATGTTCCACTCGCAAGCGAGGAACGTGCCGCCGAGCGCCGAAGTCAGCTCGCCGGACTCGTTGAGCATCTCGTGGGCGTCCGAGCTGTTCATGATGACGTCGAGGCGTGACTGCGTCTGGTCCTCAGCGGGGGACCGCTTGCCCTTGTCGTCGTCGATCGCGGCGGTGAACGTCGGCGGCTCGGCCCACAGCATGTCCGAGGACATCGTGGCGACGTCGGCGGCCATGGGTACGTGCAGCACCGTGCGTGACGCCTCGGACTGGACCCGCTTGCCCCAGAACAGGCGCGAGAACCCGGACGCGATGACGCCGTACGCGCCGCCGCGGTGAGGGGCACCGTCGTGCGTGTGCGTCGGGGCTGCCGTCTGCTGCGAGTAGATCTCCTGCAGGCGGTTGATGTCCCCGGTCAGCCAGGCGTCGTACTCGTCGTAGCGCGCGAACGCGGGCGAGAGCTCGACAGGGGGCCATGGGGTGCCATCGAGGGGGAGCGGCACGATGCCTCCTTCGGGGTTCGTAGGTGTTCCGGGGTCAGGCCGCCAGGGCGAGCGTTGAGGTCCAGGTGATCTCGTCGCGCCACTGCATCTCGGCGGAGGTGACGACGTAGCGGCCGCCGTCGAGGGAGTGGTCGGCGACCTTCACTGGGACGTCGAGGCCCTGGTCGGACTTCTTCGAGTCCCAGGCGTAGCCGGGTGCCTCGGTGATGAAGCCGTTGCAGCGGTCGGCGACGGCGAGGTGCTGCTGCGAGAGCAGGGCGGCGGTCAGGCCGATGCCGTAGTTGACGTCGTTGACGGCCTTGCGGGTGGGGATGTCGTCGTTCCAGAGCTGCTGGCGGAACGAGGCGGCTGACGGGTCGAGGAAGATGTTCTCGATCTCGAGGTCCGTGCGGTACGGCAGGTGCGGTTGCCGGAGCCACTGACCGAAGCGCAGCGACAGGTCGGCGTCGGAGAGACGCTGGCCGGTGGCGCGGGAGTCGTAGCGGAACTCGTCGATCATGTAGAGCCTCGACGCGGGCCGTCCGAACTGCTTCTCGTCGGAGAGACCGAGGAGCAGACCGGCGGTCGCATTCGTGGTGCCGTAGTCGACGCCGACGCCGATGAGCTGGCGCATGCGGGGGAGGTTCTGCCACTCGACGACGTGGAGGTCGGGGTCCCACATGTCGTAGATCGCGCCCTCGGCGGATACCCACAGGCCGAGGATGAAGCGCTTGTACCAGAGGCCCGTGAACTCGGCCTTGCGCTGGGCGATGAACTCAGGGGACAGCGACGGGTTGTCGTCCATCGTGAAGTGGAAGCGTCGCCAGTGCTCGAGCGAGCCGAGCTTGTCGAGGTAGTCCGTCTTCAGCCAGTGGGCCGGGCTGTCGGGGTTCGTGGTGGCGAACATCTGCGCGCCGGTGACCGACATGCGGCCCGTGAGCTGCATGAAGAACTCGCGGGGCAGGACGGTGACCTCGTCGACGTAGGCGCCGGCGACGGTCATGCCTCGGATCTTCGACTCCGCCTTGGCGTCGTTCGCGCCGATGATGTGGACCATGCGGCCGAGGATGATCGCCGTCGTCGCGCCGTTGCGGTACGAGACCTGCGGGGCGAACAGCTTCAGGCCGTCGGCTTCCTCGATGGGCTTGAAGACGTTGCGGTAGATGCTGTCGCGGTTCTTCCCGATGATGACCAGTTCGCCGCCGGTCGGGGCGTCAGCGATGTAGATCAGCCAGGCGAGGATCGACGAGTACGTCTTCCCCGACCGGATCGACCCCTCCCAGAGGTTGACCGTGCCCGTGCAGTCACGGACCGACCGGGCCTGCTTCGGGCTCATCGACGCGAGGAGCGTGGGAACCGCTGTCGTTGCTGCCATCGCCGAGGTCCGCCTCCCCCAGCTTCTCCTTGAAGCCGAGGAGTGCAGCTCTGATCTCAGCGAGGTTGCTCGTGTCTTCGGATGCCTCGTACAGGCCGGTGAGCTTCGCCCGCTGGCCCATGATCTTCAGCCCGGTGTTGATCGCGATGTCGTCGCCCTGCTGGATGCGCTTCGCGAGGGAGGCCTGCATCATGTCGAGCGTGTCGAGCTCCAGCTCGATCAGTTCCTTCGCTGGCTCGCGCGTGATGTCCTGGAGCGCCTTCTGGACCGCCTTGTACGCACCCGACCGGTTCGCGTAGCCGAGCTGCTTCGCGATGTCGTCGTAGGAGACGCGAAGCTTCCGAAGCTTCAGCGCGTTCGCCGCACGTAGGGCCGCGGCCTCCGCGACTTCGGCGGCGCTCTGGGCTGGATCTGTTTCCTGCGTCATGGGGTTTCCTCGTCCGGCTCCTGGCCTTATCCGGGGTGTGGGTATTCGGTGGGTCGACTCGGTAGGCTCAGCCCATGGAGAATCCTGCCCGCCGTCTGCTCGCGATCTATACGGAGTGGGCGTCACGGTACGACGGCTCGAAGCAAGACCAAACCGTTCGGAATCTCTCGCACAGCGATGGTGTGAACAGGCACCTGGAGGTCTTCGGGCTGCTCTCGTCGATACAGAAATCGATCGAGTTCTACAAGACCATGCACCCAGAGGGGTTCCGCGTGTATGAGAATGCCTTCGACATTTGGGTGAAGATGGCGCTCAACTTTCCCGGCAACTGGTTAGGCGGCTCCGACAGCAACTCTGTCTTCGATCCGACTGCTCTGGCGCACCTGGAGACTTTCGCTACGCACCTCGACTTCAATCAGCCATCTCTCCCTGCCGAATCGGCGGGGACGTTGCGCGAAGCGATCGCCAACGCGATGGAACTCCTGGCCGAGGACGAGTCCATCACCGGGAACCTGAGGACCTACATCTATCAGCTCATCTCCGAGCTTCGAACGGCTCTGGATGACGAAGCGGTAGCTGGCGACTTCGACTTCGCCACGTCAGCACACCGGCTCTGGGTCGCTCTCTGGGCGGCAGCCGGGCAGTCCAAGAGCAGGCGGCAGAGGTGGACGGCTGCAGCGAAGGGAATGTTCCGGGACGCCGGGGCAGCTGCTCTCGGTTCTCTGCCGACCGCCGCCATCACCGTGGCGCAGATCGCGGCGGCTTCGCCGAGCTGAGACTTGGGGAGCGCCCGGGAGGGTCTGGGACCTGCCCCCGGGCGCTCGGGTGAAGCTAGGAGCCGCTGGTGCGGGCGCCGGCGGCGGATGCTGCACGGCGGCCGCCGCGGAGACGGCTCAGGACGCGGCCGACACCGGCGCGGGCTCGGGAGATGACATTGCGCATGGATTCACCCCCTCAGGTCGCTCGGGTGGACGGTCAGCGCCGGTCGAGGATCTTCCCGACCTTCTTGCCGTCAAGGTACTTGTCGCCGAGCTGGTCGAGCTTGTACCTCGCGAGGAAGGCGTCCTTCTCGGCGCGGGTCTTGAAGCACACGGCGAACCAGTACTCCGAGTCGGTGGCATCGCGGAAGCGGTTGCTCTCCTGCTTCGCGCGGTCGCGGTAGCCCTGCTCGAGCGCGGTCAGCTCGGCGGCGGCATCCTGTGCGAGGTCGCCGGAGTACTCGACCTCGCCGAGCGGATCCGCGACGGGCTCGGGTGCTTCGCCGAGGAGGTCATCGGTGTCGATGTCGATGCCGACGTCGACGGGGCCGCCGAGGAGGTCGTCGAGGTTGGAGCCTCCGAGGAGGTCGCCGAGGTTGTTGTCGGTGCTCATGCTGGGACCTCCAGGCCGCGGCGGACGAACTCTAGATCGACGAGGGGGAACCACTCGCGGATGCGCTGGTAGTCATCGGGGAACCGGCGGGAGACGGGCTCGACGAAGCGGAAGTCGATGCCGTCGAACGAGCGTCCGAACATGTCCGGGTCGTAGTCGACGGGGAGCTGGATGCCGGCGGCGGTGATGCGGCCGAGTACTTCAGCCTTCAGCCAGTCGGCGATGGGCGACACCTTCAGGAGGTGCTTCTTCATGACGCCGTGCTTCGAGAGCGAGGCGCGGCGGACGATGCTGTCGGCGGCGCGGACGCCATCGGCGACCCAGGTGTCAGCGGGCAGGCCGAGGTCCTCGCGGATGTAGGACCACATCTCCTCGTAGGTGACGGTGGGGAGCTGGGCGGCCTCGATGACCTCGCAGCGCTCGGGCGGCTGGAACACGAAGTTGTTGAGCCACCGGTAGAGCGACGGGTGCGGGTATCGGTGGATCTGCTTCCCGAGGGCGTCCTCGAGGCGGGCGTAGCCGTCCTCGACGAACTGGAGGGTGCGGCCGGGCTCGCGGCCGGGGATGTAGTACAGCGCGGCGAGGCGGGTCTCGACGCCGGCGTCTTGGAGGGCGAGCTCGGTCGCGATCGCATCCTTGCCGCCGGAGAACGCGACGAGCACGGTGCGACCTTCGGCGGCGAGCTGGGAGCGGATCTCGGCTGAGGTCGGCTGTCCCTTGATGATGGTGGTCATGCGTTCTCCCTCCACCCCTCAGGGAGCGCGACGGGGTTGTCGCAGCACTCGGTCTGGTAGTACAGGGTGTCGCCGAAGTCGGCATCCCCCGAGTAGTCGAACGAGACGCTGGACCGGTCGAACTCGGCATCACCGATCAGGTTCGAGTAGGACAGACGCTCGGCGTAGTCCACGGCAGCGAGGTCAGCGTCTCCGGTGATGAGCGAGTCGCACCACGGGCACCGGAGGGCCCGGTAGGTCTCGCCATCATCGGTGACCTCGGCCTCGATGAGGGCGGGGAACGCGAAACCCTCGGCGGCGACCTGAGCGGCGGTGAGCGCCGCGACGACTGCGGCCGCCTCCGGGAACCTGCTCACGCTGCGACCTCCGCGGGCGAGTACTTCAGCAGATGCAGGGCATATCGGATGTCCCACCAGGTGAACGCCGGCCGCGCATCCGCGAGCACCGACTGCACGACTTCCTGACTGGGCTCCAGGTCGGGGGCGAGGCGGCGGAACTCACGGGCGGCCGCGAACGGCCGGGTGAGGTCCTCGACGAAGTCTGGGTGAGCCGACATGGTCTCTTCGGCGCCATCGGAGAAGCGAACGGAGATCCGCTGTTCGGTGCGGCTGCGGTCATCGGCGGCGGTCACGACGCCGGAGTAGTCGAGAGCGATGGTCCCGGGCAGGTGCCGCATGGCGGACACGCGGTCGCCGACCTTCAGCTGCCTCATTCGGCACCACCGGCGGACTGGGCGACGCGGTGGGCGAGGTCGCGCATGTGGCGGTTTTCCCACAGGTCCTTCGCGCTCGAACCCTTGTCGGCCCATCCGAGCGGGCGCGGGATCGAATCGAGGAACGCATAGGCCTTGTTCTCGGTCGCGAAGCCCTCATGGACGAGCGCGAAGGCGAGGTTGTCGCCGGTGTGCTCGCGGAGGATGCGCGCAAGGGCGCTGCGAGCCTCCTGCTCTGTGCCGCCGCCCCTGATGCTTCGGGCGACCATGGCATCCAGCAGCGGGATGGAGGGGAAGTTGCTTGAGGTGGTCATGCTGCAAACATACAACAAGTCACTTGTTGTGTACAGCTCAAGTGAAGCTGATTTCACAAGGGTCTGCATAACAAGTCACTTGTTTAGTGATACCTTGTGCGTATGGACAATCTCTCCGAGCTGACCCAGGCCGCACAGCTCGCCGTGGCGAACACCCAGCGCCGCGACGCGCTCATCCTCGAAGCTCGTCTCGACGACTACCAGTGGGGGGCGATCGCGGCTGCCGCTGGTCTCTCGATCGTCGCCGTCCAAAACACCGCGAAGCGCCTCAATGGCGGCGTAATGCCGAAGCCCCGGAAGGAACCCTGACGTGGACCTTGCTGGAATCGCAGCAATCGCTGGAGTGCCGCTCGCAATACTCGCCGCAGTCGTGGCAATGCTCCGAGAGCGCGCCCCCTTGCGAAGGCTCGAACGAGTCGCGCCACTAGTCGAGAGCATGGACGATCCGTCGCGGGCGCGCCGCGCCCTCCAATTGGTCCAGGATGACCTCGCGTTACGGGTCGGTCTAGCTGAGACGGCCCCGCGGGAAGTTGCGTTGCTCCTGTGGTGCTCGTACTTCGCGATAATGGTCTTCGTCAACGCGGCGTTCCTCGTTGCCGTGCCCATCGTCGGAGAAGCGACCTTCGACCTGATCGTCCAGCATGTCCTACTCGAACTAACCGTGGCAGGGTTCTCGGTGGCGGCTGGAGTCATGCGCTACCGTCGCCGGCGAGCGTGGCGGGTGGCACGACTCCGCGAGATCCTGAAGTAGTCCCCGGGGGCGCAGGTGTGCCTCGCCCCCGGAGGCTGAGCGATTGTGGGCATCCTTCGCGCTGTTCCGTCGCGTAAACGCCCCCGAGAAGCAGAAGGGCCCCGGCGGAGCGAGGGGGCCTTGGGGCCGCGCTCGCTCGCTCCTGCCGGGGCGGGGCTGAGGTCTGTCCTGTTCAGTAGAGACACCTCTGCCGCTGCACCAAACTATATCATTCGACACCAGGTGGAGGGTTTTCGCTCCATCGTGGGCTTGGCGTGTCGCCGCTCTCGATCGTCGCTTCCGTCTCCATCACATCGTTGACGGGCACGTAGACGTGGTACCCGCTGCGGTGCTCGCGGATCCAGCGGGAATGTCGCCAGCGTCGGATGGTGAGCGGCTGCCGGCCGACGAGATGGGCGGCCTCGGGGATGCCGACCCACTGCTCGCCGTCGATCGTGAGGGTTCGGGCTGCGTGCTTCATCGACCCCCGCTCACTGCTTCCCGACTTCGAGGTCGAACTCGGGCAGGAGGTTCTGCGGCTTCAGGACGATGCGGGTGTTGTAGACGCTGACGTCGATCGGCTCCTCCTGCGTCACAGACACGGAGTCCTGGTCACCGAGGACGAACGTGTGCTTGCGGTATTCGTCGGGCCCGTACCGGCAGGTGACGTCGAAGCGCCGGCCGGAGGTCTCGAACGAGCACCGGCCCTCGGCGAAGAAGATCGTCTCGCCGGTGATCCCGTTGATACCCACGATGGTGCGCTGAACCTCAAACTGTTCGGCGGCCGTCTTGATGTTCTCGGATGCCTTGTCGGCGTCGGTGGTGCAACCCGTGAGGGCGAGGAGTGCGCTGATGCCGAGGACGGCGGCGAGGGTGGATTTCTTCATGATGATGCTCCATTCATTGGGGTGGTCGTGTGGTTTGCTTTGCGGGTGGCGCGTGCTCGCGCTGCCCGGTTGCGTTCGGTTTGGTCGCGGCCGTCCATCGCGCCGGCCTGTTCGAGACACCGGTTCGCCCACCACTGGCAGATGGCGGCCTCGAACCGGAGGCGGGTCGAGTCGCGCGGGCGTCGGCCCATCTCGGCGAGAGCGGGCCGCAACTGGGGGTCGTCTGTGTTGAAAGTGATCTCGAAGGCGCTCATTCTCGCCACCGGTGGGGGATCTCGCGGAGGAAGACGTCGAGAGCGTCGCGGAGGGCGCGCGCCTGGTCGGTGTCGAGGTGTGCTGGCGTCAGCGTCGGTTCCGACTCGGGTGGGGTGACGCTCACCCAGACGTGCGGTCCACTGGCGGCGCTGGACTCGTAGACCTGGAGCCGCTGGCCGTAGCTCGTCTCGAAGTCGGCGTACCCGTGGAACCCTCGATCGTTCACCGTCACCGCTGGTGAGGCGTCGCTGATCTGTGGGGTCGCGAGCAGGTCGCGCATCCGCTGTGCAGCGACCTCGGGGGTGTGACCGTCGTACTCCGGCGGCGCCACCTCCGGGACCTGGAACAGCGGCCAGTGCTCGGCGCTGTAGTGGTTGGAGACCTGCCCGGTGGGGAGCGTAGCGACGACGATGAACCAGCCTCCGCCGAAGCACAGTTCGCCGTCCGAGTGACGCCACGACTTCACGACCGGGAACGTGGCGGCCGCGGCCCACGCGTTGAAAGCGAGGGCGTTGTAGAGCATCCGGTAGTCGTAGAGCTCCTTCATCGTGTGGTGCTCGTCTCGCGGATTCGCCTGAAGACTCTCGACGGTGTCCGCGAGGCGATGGATGGCGTCCGAGGCACTCGCCGAGTGTTGGTGGGCGGCCGAGGCATCCCATGAGCGCGCCCACGCGACGAGCGTGGCGTGCGTCTGCTCTGCCACGGTCAGTCGCCCTTCACGTTGATGATCTGGCGCAGCTCGTGTCGCACTTTCACGAGGTCGGAGGCATCGTCCATGACGACGTCGATGTCCTTGTACGCCTGGGGGATCTCGTCGATGAAGGCGTCGGTGTCGCGGTACTCGATCCCGACCATCGCCTCGCGGAGCTGCTCGTGGGTGAACGCCTTCCGAGCGGCGCTGCGGCTGTGCTCGCGGCCCGCGCCGTGCGGGGAGGACTTGAGGGCCATGCGGTTCCCGAGCCCCTCGACCACATAGGAACGGGTACCCATCGAGCCGGGCACGAGGCCGAGCGTCCCCTCGCTGGCGTCGATGGCTCCCTTCCGGGACAGCCAGACGTCCTTCCCGAAGTGGCGCTCCTGCTCGGTGTAGTTGTGGTGGCAGTTGATGCGCTCGGACTCGACGACGGCCTCGCCAGTCCAGTCCTCAAACGCGGCGACGACGCGATCCATCATCTCCTCACGGTTGAGCAGAGCGAACGTCTGCGCCCACCGCAGCTCCCGGATGTAGGCCCAGAACTCGTCCGTTCCCTCGACCAGGTACGCGAGGTCGGAGTCGGGCAGGTTGATCCACCACTTCTCGGCGAGCTTCTTGGCGACGCTGATGTGGTGCTGGGCGATCTTGTTGCCGATACCCCGGGACCCTGAGTGCAGGAACAGCCAGACGCGGCCCTCCTCGTCGATGGAGATCTCGATGAAGTGGTTACCGGATCCGAGAGTGCCGAGGTGCAGCTTCCAGTTCCCGACGTACTTCGACGGACGGAAGCCCGCCGCGTCGGCGAGACGCTCGAGTTCGTCGATTCGCAACTGAGCGGTTTCGGTCAGGGCCGTGTTGTACTTGCCGGCGGATAGCGGGATCGCCGCCTCGATGGCCTCGCGGAGCACGCGGCGGTTGGCGGGGAGCTGGTCCTCGGTCCACTGTGTGCGAACGGCGATCATGCCGCAGCCGATGTCGACGCCGACGGCAGCTGGGATGATCGCGCCGAGGGTGGGGATGACGGATCCGACCGTCGCACCCTTCCCGAGGTGGGCGTCGGGCATGAGCGCCAGGTGCGGGTGGATGAACGGCAGCTGCGACGTCGTCATCGCCTGTTCGAGCGTCTGCTCGTCGAGGACGCTCGCCCAGTTGAACAGCTTCTTCGTGATCTGGTTGATGGTCATGATGCTGGGGTCTCCTTCTTGGCCTTCCGGGCCGCTCGTGCTGCGTCCTTCTCCTGCAGCGGTTGCAGCACAGAGAGCTCGTCGTAGTCGGATTGGGTGATGGGTTCAGCGGTGCACCGTGGGTTCTGGCAGTCGATCGAGATCTCGCCCTCGAACGAGAGCGGGGGCTTCCAGAGGAGCGTGCGGAGGGAGCACTTCGGGCACCGGATGTTGGTGATGCGGTGGGCGTACTCGGCCATGGGGTGCTGGGCCATGGCCGACTGCATGAGCTGGGCGAACCGGACGGCGTCCTCCGCGCCGGCCTCGCGCGCCACCCACAGGTCAGGGTCGATCTCGTCGAGGTACCGCTCGGCGATCGCGTCGACCTCGAACACGTTGGCCGTCGAAGGGAAGCCCTCGGTGGGTCCGCCGATGAGCATGAGGAGCTCGTCGGCCATGCGCCACGTGTTCGGGACCGGGATGACCCAGCCGGAGGCGGTGCGGACCCCGGATGTGTCCTGCTGCTGCGCTCGAGCGATGGACCGGAGGTGCGTCATCATGTCGTACGCGATCGAGAGCGCTTCCTCGACCTTCTTCCAGCACGACCAGCAAAGCATGCCGTGCCCGGCCGGCCGAGGCATGCAGCCGGTGCAGGCCTTGTCGGTGCGCTCATGCTTCCGGGTGGCGAAGCTCCAGGTGATCGTCTCCGCGGCGCGCTCGTGTCGGAGGTCGTCGCGGTTCCAGTGCCACTCGAAGCCGTCGCAGTTCGCGTGGTGTTCGCCCTTGACGGTGCAGGGACGCAGGTCGTGGATGTCGTTGGTGATGCAGACGAGCGTCATGAGGCGAAGTCCGCCTCGGATCGAGCGGGGTCGTTGCGGACGACGGCACGAGGGTGCATCGGCCAGTCGTAGTCGAGGAGGTGGTTGTGGCTGTTCCCGAGCAGGTTGTAGCGGCTGTTCGAGAAGCTGATCTTGAAGAACGATCGGTCGCCGCCTGGTGCGGGGATCTCGGGTGCCGTGTGGATGACGGATGCGTCGAGGCGCTGCAGCACGCAGTCGGCGTAGGTGACGATGCGGTCGGGGTCGACCTGCTCCTCGAACTGGCGGGCGGACTCTGCGTGGCCGTCGCTGATGCCGTGGAAGTCCTGCACGGCGAAGAGCGTCGGGTACCGGTCGGTCCAGACGTAGTTGATGTCGGGCGTCCCGAACCCGTCCGAGTGCCATCCCGGGCGGTTGAGAGGGTTGCCGGGTGTGGCGAAGCCGCGGCGGGCGGTGACGTAGATGTGGGTCCAGCGGTTGCCGCGCGTGGTCTCCGAGCGGATCGCGTCGCGGATCATGTCCGCTGCGAATCCGAGGCGTTCCGGGAAGATGACCAGCTCGCCTTCCTCCGGCACCTTGATCGGTAGGTACATGTAGTGCATGTACTCGTGGAAGTCGAGGTCGTAGGTCCCGAGCGAGACCGGTGCGGCGCCGTAGGTGGTGGTCATGATGAGGTCCTCTCGGTGGCAGCGGCACGCGTCGCGGTGCCAGCTTGGGATGTTGTCGCGGACGGCCGAGTGGCCGTGCGGGGTCTTGCAGCACGACGGCTTGCAGGGCTTCGCGGGGCGGTCCCCGCGGCTGCTGCCGGGTGCGATGGGTCCCGTGTTGACGGGTCCGGTGATGCGGTTGCTCACGGGTGCGCCTCCAGAGCTTCGGCGAGGGCGATGACCTCGAAGGGCGTGAGGCGGCCGCGTGCGAGGAGGTTGATGCAGATCGACGTCGTGGCCTCCCAGTTCAGGAGCGCCGACAACGAGGCGGCTACGGACATCGCGTCGGTGAGTGGGACGCCGGCGGCGAGGAGCTGGTGGGTGATGTGCTTGGCGCGGTCGATGCGTTCGGAGGTGCCGGGGCCGCCGAGGAGGTCGAGATTGGCATCCTCGGCGGCGCGGTCTGCTGCGTCGGCGACGATCTTGCGGATGTTGGTGGCGAAGATGCCGATCATGGCTGGTCCTTCTGGTGAGGGGTGGGCGGGGCCGTGGTGGCCCCGCCCGGCGTGGTTAGAACGGTGTTTCGTCGGAGTAGGAACCGGGCGTCTTCCAGGCGTCACCCGGTGGCGACTGCGGCGGGCTCTGCGCCCATTGCTCGCCGGCGGGCGCAGGTGGGCCGGAGACCGTGCCGCGGCCGCCGCCCGAGGGCGCTCGGCTGACGGTCGCGGTCGCGTACCGGAGTGACGGGCCGATCTCGTCGACCTCGAGTTCCATGGAGGTGCGCTTCTCGCCCTCCTTGGTCTCGTAGGAGCGCTGCTTCAGGCGGCCGGTCGCGATGACCCGGGAGCCCTTCGTCAGCGATCCTGCGACGTGCTCGGCGAACTCCCGCCAGACGGACGCGCGGAGGAACAGTGCTTCGCCGTCCTTCCACTCGTTCGTCGCGCGGTCGAGGGTGCGCGGGGTGGACGCGATCGTGAAGTTCGCGACGGCGAGTCCGTTCTGCGTGAAGCGCAGCTCCGGATCCGCGGTCAGGTTCCCCACGACCGTGATGACCGTCTCGCCCGCCATCAGTCGACGACCTCGATCGTCAGGACGGTACCGGCGGGCACGACGACGACGAGTGCCGGGTCGCCCTCGTAGCCGGGCCGCTCGGTGAAGCGGATCGGCCACCCGGGGTAGCTCTCGGTGTTCTCGACCGCGATCGTCCACTCCGCTCGGGCACCCGGCTTGGAGTACTCGACTCGGATGACGAGACTCTCGCCGTCGGGGTCCGTCAGGGCGCCGACCCATCCGCCGCCGGCGTCGTACTCGCCAGCGCCCTGGATCTTCCCTTCGACCTCGACGAGGTCGTCGGAGGCTCCGTAGATGGTCACTTCGACCGTCTCGGTAACCATCAGCGCTTCACCAGGAACACGACGAGCGCGATCAGGAGGAAGACGACGACGATGGCCGTCGGGATCCAGATGGGTGCGAGCACCCACCACCAGGACCACGCGATGACGCCGGTCAGCTTCAGCACGACGAACGCGATCGTGAGGAGGCCGAGGATGCTGGTGCCGCCGACGCGCGCGCCGGTCGAGCGAGTGTCCTTCGTCGTCATCACGCACCTGCCTTCGTGAAGACGCGAGCCGCGAGGTAGTGGGCGGCCTTCTTGACGGAGCGGGTGCGGGGGAGCCCGTAGTGCTTCGTTCCGTTCGGGCCGGGGACGGGCTGGGTGAGGTAGCTGCGCTCGTGCAGCGGCGTCCCGGTCTTCTGCGGCTTCGAGAAGCGCAGGGACCGGAGGACGTCGGCCGGGAGGTTCGCGGCGAGCTGCGGGTCGTGCGCGATGCCCTTCGTGATGGCCTTGCGGATCTTGCGGTCGCGGTTGCTCATGAGGTGTGTCCGTTCTGTGTGAGGTACTGCTCTGCCAGCACGACGCGCTGGAAGTTGTCGGCGTCTCCGCCAGGGGTATCGGGGTGGGTGCGGCGCTTCGCGAGCCGGATGGCACGCGCCGCGCCAGGGCGATCGCCGCGCTGGAAGTGGTCGCCGCTCATCTGGGTGATGAACGTGGCCGCGGCGATGGCGTCGGTGAAGCCGCTCGGCATCGCGGTCGCCTCGATCGCGAGGAACCCGCGGTACTGCTCGCCGCGCTTCGTGACGCCGTACCGGTCGACCTTGCGGAGCGCCTCCAGGGCGTGCGTGACGGCGCGGAGGTTGTCCTCCCACGTCGTGAACGTGTCGCACGGGTAGGACACGTGCCCGACCTTCGGGATGTCGAACGAGAGGATGATCCCGGGATGCTCGGCGATCGCGTTCGCGTAGGGACGTCCGTCCTGGCGGAACTTGCCGACCGGGATCGCTACGAGCAGCTCGGCGTCCTTCGCTCCGAGCTCGCGCAACTCGCGCCGGAGATCCGCGAGAGTCTGCGTCAGCGGCACCGAGACGTTCGTGCGCCGCTTGCCGTTCACCTCCCGCGTTCCCCTGAACTGGGACACCCGACGCGTGCGGGTCCTCTCGCCCGGCCACTCCCGGATCGGGCCGACCTTCATGTCACTGGGCCACTCGCTCACAGGTCGCCCCCACTGACTCCGAGCGCCGTGAGCACGAGCGGCCGCAGCTCGCCCGGGTCCGCTTCGTCGTCGCAGTTCTCGAAAACGTCGATGACGGCGTTGACGCGCTCGATCCACGCCTCGTCCGAAGCCGGCGGTGCGGTGCTCGCGTCGTCGTAGGTCCGCTCCATCACCTCGGCGGCGATCGGGTAGAACGTGTTCGGCTTCGAGTCCGGAACCACCCAATCGCCGACGCGCGCCGGCGCGGGATCGCCGTGCGTGGTGGTGAGGATCAGGTGATCCGGGTTGGTCTCCGTCGGCCCGTAGATGCCATCGGCGCCGAACGCGTCCCAGATCTCGGAAACGTTGGTGCCGTCGAACTGGATGGCCTTCACCTCGAGCGGCTTCTTCCGGAACGTCTGCACGCCGGTCATGCGCTCTGCTCCGTCGTGCTCACGAGCGGCTGCGGGATCCGCAGGGCGACCTCGTCGGCGACCCAGAGGTGCGCCTCGCGGACCTTCTGCAGGACGATTGCCCGCTCGACGGACTGCGGCACGGCGTCGACGATCGCGAGGGCCAGCTCTCGGGCCAGCCGTCGCACGGAGGAGACCTTCGCGTCGTCCTCGATGCTCAGCTCGCCGGCGCGCTCGGCGTACTGCGCCATCGTCTCGACGAGGACGACGGCGTCGACGTCGTCCACGCTCGGCGGGGTGTTCTGGTCAGGCATGTTCGTTCCTTCCGGTTGTGGTGCTGGTGGTGGTCTTCGGGCCGCGACCGCGGGTGTCGTTCGCGGGTAGCGGCGGGTCGCATCGGTGGCGGAACCTGCGCACGGTCTCGGCGGTGACGCCGATCTGCGCGCTGATCTCCGGGTCGTTGAGGCCGCGGGCGTGGAGGCGTCGCAGCTCGGCCCTCGTCTCCGCGGTCATCCGGTAGGCCGAGGTACGGGCGGGCGTCGGGCGGGCGGCGAGGAAGTCGCGGAGGACGATCGCGGCGAGCTTCGCCGGGTCGAGGTCTCGGAGCTTCGCGGACTCGTCCAGGAGCGCAATCTGCTCGATGGTCAGCGGCACGGCCAGCGTCGCCAGTCGGCGGCTCACGAGCGGTACCACCGGTTCGGCTTCAGGCCGGCCTTGCGACGGCGCTCGGCGACGACGCCGAGCGTGAGCCCGGTCGCGTCAGCGATCTCCTTGTCGGTCTTGCCCTGGATGTTCAGCTCGACGACCGGGTTGGGGAGCGAGAGCCCGCGGACAACGGTGCTGAGGACCGTGATGACATCCTCGCCGCGGGACTCCGCCAGCCGGACGAGGCCGAAATAGGTCTCGTCGGGGACGCTGATCTCGATCTTCCTCATGACGCCGCCACCGACCGGGAAATGGACCCACCCGTGGAGCGTCCAGCTGAGCCCTGTGGATAACTCAAACCGCTGGAAGCCGCATCTTCGATAGAAGATGTTGCCGGTGGATGGTGGATGGTGCTGGTGAATGGTGTAGCCAACCCCGAAACGTCGTCCTGCGTTTGGGGCAAACCCAGGCCCAAACCCAGGGGCAAACCAGACCCCAAACCGGGGGCGAATGGCACCCCTGCGGAGAGGTCCAGCTCGGTCGGCATGTCCTTCGCGTTGAACGCGTCCTGCCGGAGAACGGTCTTCATCTGTGGCTTCTCCCACCCTTCGAGATCGGGCATTTCCTTCTTCAGGCGCAGCAGCTCGTAGACGAGCGCAGCGCGGAGCTTGTTGGAGGCGATCGCGCCCCAGGCGTTCGCGACGGAGACGCACATGCGGGGCTGCTTCAGCAGGCCGTCGTGGCGGACGAACGAGCGCACGAGGACCTCCTCGGTGTCCTGGTCGAACACGAGGAAGTGGCGGTCCGACGCTTCGGCCGCTGCGAGCATCACTTCGTGCGCTGACCACTCGGCCGCGAACTCCTTGATGCGGTTCGGCCGCCAGTCGACGACGCCCGCGTAGGAGCGGTCTGGGTGGGTGCTCAGCAGCAGGTACAGGTGTTGAGCGCGGATCGTCAGCGAGCGGATGTCGCCGTCGAACCACATCTCGGTGCGGATCTGCGCGAACTTCTTACTCACTCATCCCTCCCTCTGCGGCGCCTCGCCGCTTCGGCTTCGTCGATCTCTTCCCAGCCGCCGAGGTAGTCGTAGAGCACCCAGCCGAGGCGGAGCGTGCCGACACCCGTCGACAGCCAGCGGCGGGCCGGGTACTCGTGCGGATCCGCCCACATGGGGACGCCCCAGCCCTCGCGCAGGGCTTCCGCGGGGTGCGAGGTGAACCACCCGTGGCAGCCGGTCGTGCCGGTGCCGCAGAGCAGCTGTAGGTTCGCGGTCGTCGTCAGGCCGCCCTGCGACCGGTTCAGCCGGTGGTCGCGAGACATCACGCCCGCGCGGCCGCACTTCACGCAGCAGCCGCCATCGCGCTCGGTCGTGGCCTGGTACGCCCGAGCCTCCTGTGCCCGGGTCGGCTTCACGGTCTTCTGTCCGACGGCCATCACGCCACCGCCTGTAGGCTGCGGACATGACCGCTCAGAACTACGAAGGCCTTGAGCTCCCGGAGACCGGTGATGCTCAGTTCCGCACGCGTGAGACGCTGTACACGATCCGCCAGGAGAACGGCCGCTGGATGCTGTTCGGGCACTTCTCCCCGGGCAGCGCAACCCCGCTCATCACGTTCAGTGAGCACGACGGAGTCTGGACAGCGCTCGAGGTGAACGGCGAAGGCCGCACGCGTCACTCGACCTGGCAGGAAGCAGTTCGCTCCGCGCTCTGAAGCGCTCACGCAGCCACCAGCTCTTCCCCGACGAGGAACTCCGCCACGGCGTAGCCGAGATCCCGAGCGTTCGGCGGCGTGACTGCGTTGCCCGACTGCTTGACCTGCTCGCGCTTCGTACCGAGGAGCACGTAGTCGTGAGCGAACGCCATGCCGAGCTTGATCTCGTGCGGCTCGAGCATGCGGAACAGGCAGTCGTCGACGTCGAGAGAGATCGGCGCGGACGGCGCGAGGAGCGACTGGTGGCCGCCCGTCGTGATCGTGCGCTGGACCTCGCTGACAGGCGTGCTCATCTCGGCGCCGCCCTCGTTGTTGCGCATGAGCAACGCCTGCGTGGTCGCGGTCGTCGCCGTCGGCAGCGCCTCGAGCGCCGGCCGCGCGCGGTTCCCGTGCGTGTTCGTCATCACTAGCGCGTGGTGGTTGCCGTTCGCGGCGACGGTGTCGATGACCTGGTCGGCGGTCTTCGCGACGCCGTGGTTGCGCAGCGGCACGACGAGCCCGTGATTGGCTCCGTCAGCGACGACGGTCGTCAGGACATCCTTCGCCGGGTCGAGGAGCCGCGCCCGCTCGCGGAACTGCGCGAGGAACGGCGGGAAAGCGATCCCCGTCTCTGCGCGGGTGGACTGGGTGCGCAGGACGTCGTGCATGGGCGCCGCGACCTTGCCCTCCCGGCCTTCGACAGGCACGGCCAGCGGCGGGACGGCGATGCCCTTCGAGATCGACGTGTGCAGGGTCCGCAGCGGCTCCTCGGTCGGCCAGGCGCGGACGTATCCGTCGGGGTCTCCGTGCGCCGGGTGCTTCGGGTTCATGGAGTCGTAGCTGTTCCCCGCGGCTTCCGCGATGAAGGGCTGACGCCAGTAGCGCTCGATCCCGGCACCGATGCGCGCCCGCGTCTTCGGCGCGAGCGGCTTCTCGCGATCTCCGATGCGCGTGCCGGTGATCGACCAGTCGATGATCGACGCGGCCGGGAGCCAGCCGGGCTCGACGACGACGGCGCACGATGGGCAGCGGTAGACGTACTGCGAGCGGTAGCGCCCCCAGCGCTCGGCCTTCTTGAACGTCTGGACGGCGCGGACGATGCCGTGCTCCTCGCAGAACGCCTCGGGGCGGGTCCACTTCTGCAGGTCGGGGCGGCGGGTGCCGCCGGTGCGCGTCTTCCGGTCTTTCCGCCAGAACACGATGTACATGCGGTCACGCGACTGCGGAGCCGGGAGGCCGGCCGCCTGCGCGTGCATGCTGTTCTGCCAGACGATCTCGTGCTCGTAGCCCAGGAGCTCCATCGCCATGATCCAGGCCGGGAACTGCACCCACCGGTACGCGTCGACGACGTTCTCGATGATGATGGCGCGGTACTGGTGGTACTCCGCGAAGCGGGGCACGTCCCACATGGTGGCGCGCGAGCGGTTCGCGGCGTCGTCGGACAGCGGCCGGGTGCCGTTCAGCTCGAACAGGGTTGCGTCCTCGGCGCGCTGCCGCTTCACGCCCTTCGCGATCGAGTGGTTCGTGCACTCCGGCGACGCCCACAGGACGTCGGTGCGGGGGAAGTACGACGGCGTCACCTGGGAGATGTCGGCCGAGGAGTGCTTCGTGTCGGGGTGGTTGATCTCGTGGGAGGCGATGGCCTGCTTCCAGTGGTTCGCGGCGATGACGACGCGGTATCCGGCGGCGACGAGGCCGGACGAGGACCCGCCCGCACCGCAGAACAGGTCGGTGACGGTCAGGCCGTTCCACGCGACGAGCGGCTGCGCATATCCGGCGGTGGCGGTCATGAGAACACCACCACCACGAGCGCGCAGATCCCGATGCCGGCGAAGACGGCAGCGACGCCGAGGTCGTTGTCGCGCTCCTGCTGGTTGTAGATGCGGGAGTAGCGAGAGTCGGCGGCGAGCATCCGGCTGTGGTGGTGGCCGGCGGCGTAGACCTCGGCGAGGGCGAGCGCCAGGAAGAGGATGACGAGGACGATCATGCGGCCCACCTGACCTTCTCGAGTGCGCGAAGGTGCGTCTGAGGAAGGGGTGCTTCGATGGGCGCGCCGAGGTGGCGGCGGAGCATCGCCATGATGACGGTGGCGTCGGCCTGGTTGTTGTCAGAGATGTCGACGAGCGGGTATCGGCGCACGGAGGCTAGGAGCACGGCTTCCTTGTTCGCGTTGCCCTTGCCGGTGGCGTACATGGCGCGCTCGTTCGGGCTGATGATCGACGGTTCGGGCCATCCGAGCTGGCGGAGCTCGGCGAGGATCATCCACCAGGAAGCGAAGATGCGATCGAGCGAGCTGGACTTCGAGTGCAGGGAGAGCCCCTCCACGGCGTAGGCGAGGCTCATCGGGTTCGCGCCAGCGCTGCGTGCGTGGTCGTCGATCATGTTCGCGATGGCCGCGCACCGTGTGCTGAAGCCCGCGATGCTGCCGTTGTCGGCTCGGGTGGAGATGGTGGCGAGGGAGACATCGTTGTGGTCTCCCCGCGATACGGCCACACCGGTTCCCGTGAGGGACAGGTCGAGGCCGATGACGTGGCGTTGGAAGATGACCACGTCCGGGACCTCGGGCGTGGCAGACTGCGTGGTGTTCACGGGGTTCCTTCGAGAGGGAGTTTCGGTGGGCGAAGGGTGCTCAGGACGCTGGAATCGTCCTGAGCACCCGCTTTGGTGCTGGACCCGCTGGTGTTACGGCTTGCCGAGGAAGATCGGCGCCTTGATGCCCTCGAACACGACGACGTCGGGCGCGCCCTTCTCGCCGGGATCGGTGCGGCCGTCGCGGATGTCGGTCACGATGTCGGCGAACGCGGCGTCGAGGATCTCCTGCGTCCGCTGGAGGACGAACCCGAGCTTCACGCCCGTGCCCTCGAGGCGGTACCGGAAGTTCGCGTAGACCGCGTACCGGGTGCCGCCGACGTAGGGCTGCAGCGTGAGCAACAGCTCCTTCGGGATCGTGATCTCGCCCTTCTGGCCGGCCTTCGCCTTGATCGTCTCGGCGTACTCGAAGGTGACCTCGCCGGAGTCGCGGCGCTCGGCCGAGGTGAAGTCGACGCTGCGCTTCGCCTCGAACTTCTGGGCCATCTCGATCAGAGCCGCGTGGTCGGGCTCCTTCACGTCGACGGCACGCTGCTCGATGAAGTCGGCGAAGGCGACCTGGTCGAACCACTCGCCGTCGAACCCCTCCCACGCCTTCCATGCCTTCGTGTGTTCGAGGGCCAAGGTGACGCGGTGTCCCTGCCAGCCGGGCTCGCGACCGGCACCCTCGTGGGAGTCGATGACGCCCACGATGGAGCTGGACGGGGAGTGCGCGAACACCTCGGTTCCGTCGATGCCGTGGCGGTTGATGTACTCCGCGAACGACTGCGCGTTGAGCACCGTCCGGGTGCCCGTCGTGCGCCGCGGCGAGGGGGCGTACTGATCGGTGTCGAGCACCTTGATGCCACCGCGGCCGTCGGGTCCGGTGAAGACCTCTCCGGGCGCGACCTCGTTGGGCTCGACGCCCTGCACCGCGATGTCCGCGATCGACGCGGCTTCGGTGCTGAATGAGGCGCTCTGGAGTTCGTGGCTGCCTTCGTATGCGGTCATGAGCGGGTGATGTCCTTGATCTCCCCGGTGTGGGGGTCTGCGTTCGGTGCGTCGCGTACGTCGTCGTCCTCGAAGAGAGGCATGGCGGACGGGTCGCGACGCGTGAGGTCGTTGTCCTTGGTGATGTAGGCGATGGACCCCTCGCGGTTGCGCTCGGGGTACTTCGGCGTGATGCGGTCGTTCACGAGGACGGCGGCGCCGGAGCCATCGAGCGGCTTGACGTCGAAGACGACGGTGAGCTTGCCGCCCTTGCCGGTCGCCTTCACCTCCTCGATGAGCTTCCGGAGCGTGTCCGCGAGCTCCGCGTCGGTGCCGGGCCGGATCGACGCGAGGACGGCGGCGAAGCTGCCCTTGCCCTCGGTCTTGGCCTTGTCGGTTGACATGTGGTTCCTTCCTTCGGTGGGTGGTGGTGTGTCGCGCGGGGTGAGGGGGGACACCCCGCGCAACTCGGGTCGGCAGGTCACATGCGGCCGGCGTTGTACGCCGGTTGCATGCGCTTGCCGATGTTCATGAGGGCGTAGGACCGGTTCTGGAGTGCGGCCTGCATCTCGGTCGCATAGCGCAGCCGCTCCTTGGCGACGTTGAGCGCGTGCAGCTCGTCGCGGGTCTTCGCGGTGGCGAACTGGCGGGCCAGCTGAGCGCCGTTCTTCTCGTGCATGACCATGTAGTCGGCGAAGGCTCCGAGGTGCGCCTCCTCTGCCTTGTGCACGTCCTCGTACAGGAGCGTGATCGCGCGGCCGACGTGCATCAGGGTCTCGGTGACTTCGAGGATGAGGTCATCCATCTGGGCTGGGCCGAATGCGCCCGCGTAGAGGTGCTCGGGGATGGCGAGCATCTGCTCGACGTACTCCTCGGCCTTCGGTGTGCGGATCTCGCCGGAGCTTCCCGCGATCAGCTCTCCCATCACGCCCCCTGCAGCGCTTCGAGCTTCGCCGCGTACTCGGCATCAGCGTCGGTAACGGCCGGGGCCGGGTACTCCTCGACGGGCGCGACTACCTCGGCGACCACTGCGGTCGCCTCAGCCTCCGCGGGTGCCTCCGACGCGGACTGCTCGGGCTCGGCTGCGGCCTCCTGCTCCGCACGCTTCAGCGACCCGGCGCGGGCGAGGGCCTTCGTGCGGATATCCTCGGTGATCTCCCCGGCGGCCACGGCCTCCTTGATGACGGCCGCGGCTTGCTCGCTCGTCGTCGCCGCGTCGATCGCCGCCTGCCAGTCACGAGTCGCCTCGATTGCGAGCGGCGCCGAGAGTGGCACTTCGGAGCGCTCGATCTCGCCCTGGATGTAGGGGGCGTCCATGAGCACTTCCGGCGCGCCCTCGCGGACGGCGCGGCCCATCGCACGCCAGAGCACCATGTCCTCGGTGTCCTTCTGCCAGGGAAGCGCCTTGCCGTCCTTCGACGTCGCGCTGACCCGGTAGGTGCCGTCGTCGTTCTTGATGAGGGTGCAGAGCTCGGCGCGGACTGCGCGGTCGAGGCTGTAGCTGCTCTCGTGGACTGTTCCGTCGTCGGCGCGGGTGATGCGGACGGTGACCGAGTAGTCGCCGGTGGAGACGGCTCCGGTCTTGATGATCTCGACCTTGTGCCCGGGCTTGCGAGCGAGGCCACCGGCGGCGCGCGGAGCGATCTCGGCCTTGCCCTCAATGACGTTGATCGACTGCAGGGAGGCCGTCGCCGTGAGCCCGAGCGAGGAGCCAGTCTCGAGGACGAGGAAGATCTTCGCGGGGGACGGCGCGGACATCACCATGACGCCGTCGTCGTTCTTGTAGCTCGGGAACCAGAGTCCCTTCGGGATCATGTCGCCGGCCTTTGCCAGGGTGGCGGCGTAGCTCATCCGCTCGGCGAGCGGCAGAGAGGCGTAGTCGTTGTTCACGCTGCGAGTTCCTTTTCGATTTCGAGGGCGGCGCGGAGCCGGGGGAGTACTTCACGGGCGATGGGGAGGATGCGCTCGGTCAGGTCGAGGATCTTCGGGTGGTTGCGGGGGATGGTGATGGACGACGGCTGCCCGTTGCGGCCGTCGCGGATCTCGTTGTCGCTGTTCAGCTCGACCCAGACGAACTCGGTCTCGGCGGCCTCGGGGAACACGAGGAACTGCCAGGCGAGCTGACGCCACTCCTTCAGGTCCGGGCCGTTGACGACCTTGTTGTGCTTCGCCTTGCACTCGGCGAGGCGGAAGCGGCCGGTCGGGTCGATGCCGTCGGGTGTCGCGACGAAGCCCTTCTCGTCGGGGGAGTGGAACAAGGCGACGTTTCCGGGGATGCCGACGTAGGCGAGCATGAGCGGTTCCCACCGGTGGCCCGAGGCGGTGTAGCTGTTGCCGGTGAACGACCGGTCACCGAGTTTCGCCGCGACGTACTTGTCGACGGACTCCTGCTTGGAGAAGGTGGCCGCATCGGACGCGCCGAGACCGGGCCGACGAGCGAGCGCCCACGCGTCGCGATCGGTGCCATCGACGACGAGCCTGTCGAGGTAGCTCATGCGGAGCGCACCTGCCCGTCCTCGATCGTGATGCCGACCTCGCCCGACTCATCCACGACCTCGACCCAGACCTGGTAGTCCTTCTCGGCGGCCATCTCCTCGACGATCCGCATGGACTCGGAGTCGAGCAGGGAGCCGTCGCGGACCTGCATGATGCGGAGGTCGGGGTTCGCGGCCATGCCGAGCGCGAGGGAGACGCGCCACTTCTCGGCGGCGGACGCCTGCGAGAACGGGATGCCGTTCAGCGTGACGCCGGAGTCGTCGAACCCGAGACCGGGCACGGGGAAGGTGACGGCCGCGAGGGCTTCGGCCTTCCGCTTCTCGGACAGTTGGAGTTCGGCGGTGAGCTTCCCGGAAGCCTCGCGACGCGCGGACAGCTCAGCGGCGACCTCGGCCCGGCGGGCCTGCGTGCGGATCCGCTCGTTCAGCTCCTCGACACCGACCAGGCGCTCGGTGATCGCGGCCAGGTCCTTCGGCTGCGCTGATGCGGCCAGCTCGGCGGCCGCGGCACGGCGGGCCTCGCGGGACTCGCGCTCCGCCCGCTGCTCGGCGAGCCTCTGCTCCAGATCCGCGATGATGAGGTCGGACGACTCGACGGCGCGCGCCAACTCCGCGGCGAGGTCCGTCGCGCGCTGGATGTTCGAGTTGTGCGTCGCGGCCTTCTCGCGCTCGGCGATGATGTCGGCGGCGGACACCGGCTCCGGCGGGAGCGACGGGTCCACGGACGGGAACCCGGCGAGCTGCCCCTCGAGCTTTGTCACGTCGCGGTTGATCTCGGTGCGACGGTCGTACATGCCCTTCCGCTCGCGTTCGAGCTGGTCAGGGTCGAACGGCAGCTCCACGGTCGCGACGAGCGCCGCGACCTGCTCGGCGGGCTTCATCCCGGCGAAAGCGAGCGGGTCGAAGGTGAGCTTGCCGACGAGCGCGTCGAGGACGGCCTGCGGCGACCTGTACTTCGCGCCATCCTTCGCGGTGACGGTCAGGGTGCCGGCGTCGTCCTTCGTCCACCGGCGGACGATGATGTGCTCGTCAAGTTCGAGCCGGACGACGGCTGTCTCCTGACCCTCGCGGATCGGCTGGGAGGTGCTCTTCCGAGCCGCTGCGCCATCTAGCGCGGCGAAGATGCCGTCGAGGATGGAGGTCTTGCCCTGCGCGTTCCGGCCGGACAGCGTGATGACGTCGCCCGAGGGGGTGATGTCGATGGCCTGGATGCGCTTGAAGTTCTCCATCTGGAGGCGGGTGATGCGGGTCATGACGGGCTCTTCTCGGTCGAGGTGCGACGGGTGCGGGGACGGGCAGCGATGATGAGGACGACGGCGGCCACGATGAGCGCGGCGGCGAGGATCACCAGGGGGAGCGGGTCGAGCCCGGTGTCGGCGAGCGGCGGGACGGACGGTAGCGGCTGGAACGGGATGGTGACCGCGTCGCAGTTCTCCCCGGCGCCGTAGTGATCGGGCGCGGAGCAGGCGCTCATCGGGTCACCGCTTCCCGGTTGCTGACGTGCAGGAACACGCCGCCGAGCTGCGCGAATGCGGTCGTCGTCACGACGCCCCCGTGCTCGAACTGGTTCGACTGGCCGCCGCGGGAGGCGGCGAACGCTTGGACCGCCTCGGGGTTCTTGGCGAACCACCCGATGTTCAGGTAGGCGGTTTCCATGCCGCGGGCAGGCAGGTAGTCGTTGTCGATCAGGTCGGCCAGCTCGCGCAGACCGAAGGCGAGTTCAGTGAGGGATACGGGCGGTTCGGCGGCGGCGTCCTTCGCGATCTCGGCGAGGGCTTCGAGTTCGGCGACGGGACGCTTGATCTCGTCGACCGGCACCGCCTCGGGGGTTTCGAGGAGTCGGGTGTAGGCGCTCATGGTGTTGCCTTTCAGGGTCGGAACAGTGGGTGAAGGAGGATCGCGGCGGCGGTCGCCGCGGCGAGGCAGACGGTGAGCACTCGGGCCCACCCCCGGGGGTTCATGCGGTGCGGCGGTAGATGAGGGCGGCGAGGAGGGCGGCGAGGGCCATGAAGGCGAGGCCGAGGACCACGAGCGCGGGCGGGAGCACTTCGGCCCCGGAGGCGAGGATCGCCCCGATGCCGCAGAGGAACAGGCACAGGCGCTCGGCGCGGTAAATGCGGCTCACGGGACGATCACCGCCTCGGCGAGGCTGCCGGGTTCGCCATCCCAGGGGGTGCCGCACTCCGGGCAGGTGGCCGAAGCCGAGTTGTCCGCGAAGTCCGCGGACCCATCGACGACACCGGAGAAGGCGCAGGGGTCCCCATCGGGCAGGTCGCCCTTGCAGTCGATGCGGATGCTGACGGGAGCGGCGAGTTCGCCGGAGGTGCGGCTCATGCTGCGACCCCCAGCGACCCGTGCTCTGCCACCCATGCGCACAGCCCGTCCCACAGCCGCGCCTCGCCGCGCGGTGTGAGGCGGGTGGTCACAGCGGTCTGGTCGCCGTGCGACTTCGTCTCGTAGGTCGAGCGGTGCGGCTTCGCCCACCCGGCCTCGATCGCCTGCGCGGTGGGCTGGTTGTGGCGGGTGGTGTTGCCGCGAATCACGAGACCGAGGCGAGCGGCGTGCGTCCAGACGTCCTGATGCCGCACCTTCACGCCGGGGAAGCGGGAGGAGCAGTAGACCTTGAAGTCGTTCGCGACATCACCGATCTGACGGAGACCTTCGGCCTGGCGGAAGGTCTCGGCATGTGCCGCGATCGGTTCCAGCTCGCGAACCCGCTCCATGGCGGTGTTCGCGGCGGCGAGGATCATTGCGACGCCGTCCATCGTGGACGGGTCGAACGCGGGAGCGGGCGAGTACTCACCGGTCCGACGGATCTGCGGGAGGACGGTGTGAGTCACCCAGCGCTTGAACTGCTTCGCCGCGGGAACCCGCGAGCGGAGGATGGCCGAGAACAGGCCAGGCTCGGAGATGATGGTGACGGTTTGGGCCCCGCCAAGGGTGCGCACAATGTGCGTACCCTTCTCGTCGTCGTCCAGACCGCGAGTGAGGTCGGGGGCCCCGCGGTAGCCGAGGATCGCGGCGATGTCAGCGGCGACAAACCACGGGGCGCCCGCGACGGTGACGATGCGGACATCCGCGCCGAGGTAGCTGTGGATCGCTACACTGTTGCTGTCTGGCACTTCGACTGCCTTTCGCTTGGATCGCCCGGTAGCCGCCGGGCGATTCTGTTTTCAGTGGGTGATGAGGTTCTGTTGCCGCCGGAGCGCGATACCCGCCCGCAGCTCCTCAAATGACGGGCCGCCGGGCGACATCGCCGCTCGGGCCGCTTCATCGAGCGGGGCGAAGTAGAGCACCCGGTAGCACTCGGAGAGAATCGCTCCGGCCCGCTCGATGCACGCCGCCCGGTTCATCCGGTCGCCCTCAGCGCTTCCTCCGCCGCTTCCGCGGGCACGATCTCGAACGCCTCGCCGAGTCCGAGCCCGAAGGCCTCGCAGAACCCGGCCATGAAGGAACCGGACGGCTGCGACCCGGCGACGACCCGCCTCAGGGTGAGACGATCGACGCCGATGAGGCGGGCGACTGCTTCCTCGCTGGGGATGTTGCGCGCCTCGCGGAGACGCCCCACCAGTCCGGGTTTGATCCTGAGCTTCGATGCCACCGGATACCCCCTCTTGTTGTGTTTCTGTATCGGATGGTGGAAATCTACACCAGACCGGCGACGCTTGGGGCAGAAACGCGGCGAGTGGTGTGTTTTTGCTCAGGGTTACCCCTGTTTTTCGGGGCAATTACCTACCAAATGTTGCAAAACTGCTACAGTCGGATTTATGACACAGGGGCTAGTTGACTTCTTCGCCAGCGCGACGAAGGGTGCAAGTTTTCGCCAGATGGCCGATCGACTTGGCATGATCCACACCACGCTCGCCGCCCAGCTGCAAGGGGATAAGACACCGGGCATCTTGGTGTCGAGGCTCTGCCGCGAGTACGGCGCGCCCTTCGACGAGGCCTGCATCGCGGCCGGATGGGTCACCGAGGAGGAAGCCGGCGGCTTCGCCCGCACGGCCGCGCTCCGCGAGCTGACCGACTTGGACCTCTCCAAGGAGATGCTGCGCCGGGTTGCGAGCGGCGACGCAACCACCGCGATCAGCGACCCCGCGCCCGAAGAGCTGATCGACGATGTCCTACGCTCCGTGGAAGATGCTCGGGAGCAGGGAAGGCGCTCGCACTACGCAGCCGCGGCCAACGACGGCGAAGACAACACACCGGGGGTTCACGATTCAGACGACAGGGAGGGGCTATGACCCCTACACCCATGCCGAAACGCTCGGGATTCGTATCGAGCACCGCCATCTCCGGACGGCGAACGGGCTCTGGGTCCCCGACATCCGCGTCATCTTCCTCGATCTGCGCATGTCCGCGATCCAGGACCGCTCCGTCCTCACCCATGAGCTCGCGCACGTCTGTCTCGGCCACCGTGACGCGACACCGCGCCAGGAGCTTCAGGCCGACCGCTGGGCCGCGCGCAAGCTCGTCCACCCCGACGAACTGAGACAGGCCGCCCGGCACAACCCCGATCCGGGGATCTGGTGCCACGACCTCAACGTCTCGGCGTCGCTCCTCGACCGCTACATCAAGGACCACAGGAGGATCTAGTGCAACCCCGACTTGTGCCAGACACCCCGCCGAGAGCGGTGATCTACCTCCGGCAGTCCGTGCACAAGGATGACTCGATCAGCATCGAGATGCAGGAGTTCGCTGGACGCGACTACTGCGCCCGCATGGGGTACACCGTCGTCGCCGTTGAAGCTGACGAGGGGCTCTCTGGCCGCCGCTGGGACAACCGGCCCGCCGTGAAGCGCGCGATCGACCTCATCGAGGGCAGGAACGCCGACGTCATCATCCTGTGGAAGTGGTCCCGGCTCTCACGCTCCCGGCGCGACTGGGCGCTCGCCAGCGACCGGGTCGACGTCGCAGGCGGCCGCATCGAGTCCGCCACCGAACCCATCGACACCGGCACCGCGTCCGGCCGCTTCGCTCGAGGCGTGATGACCGAGTACGCCGCCTTCCAGTCCGAGCAGATCGGCGAGCAGTGGGAAGAGGTCCGACAGCGGAGGATCCGCAACGGGCTCCCCGTCTCCGGACGGCTGCCGTGGGGGTGGGAGAAGCACGAAGGCCAGCTGCGCCCGGTGCCCGAGCAGGCCGCCTACGTCGTCGAGATGTACGCGAAGTTCCTCGGCGGCCAGGGCTCGGCCTCGATCGCGCGATGGATGAACGCGCAGGGCATCCCGTCTCCTGAGGGCAAGATCTGGTCACGGGAGCGCCCGGGCACACTCCTGGACTCACCGATTCACGCCGGCCTAATCCCGTACAGGGGCGAGGTCCACGAGGGCGCCCACGAGGGCATCATCGACCGGGCGACGTGGGACGAGTACCTCGCCACTCGGGCATCACGACGCGAGGGCAAGCAGAAGCCGCGCATGTCCAAGTACCTGCTGTCGAGCCTTGTCCGCTGCCACTGCGGCTACCAGATGAGCGGGAGGGGACACCGCAAGAACGGCCACTGGTACAGCGGGTACGCCTGTCAGTCGATGGCACCCGACCACGGGCCGAACTACATCTCCAGCCGCAAGCTCGACCCGCTCGTGCACCAGTGGCTCGCGACCATCGCGAAGGAACTCGACGACGTCGTCGACGTCGTCGCGCTCGTCGAGATGACCACCGACCTCGACCAGCTGCGCCGCGAGCACACCGCCCTCCAGAAGCAGCTCACGAACCTGACCCTGCAGCTCGCGGCCGACATCGTGCCGGAGGCCGCCTACTCGGAGGCGCGCGCGCAGATCGAAGCTCGGCAGACCGAGATCATGGCCGCGATCGACCGGCATGGACGTCAGCAGTCGCTCGCCTCACGAGTGAGCAACGAGTTCATCCGGGGGCTCGTCCGCGACTGGGAGTTCATGCCGTTCGACGGGCGGCGGGACACGATCCGCACCGTCCTCGAACGGATCACCGTGACGCCAGGACCCGCGGCAACTGTGGAGTTCACATCACGATGGGGAACGTCGGCAGTTTTGCGCGTCTAATGGGTATCCGCCCACCCGGCGATCTGATCCTCTGGCGACGGAGCGGCCACCTCGATGCAGCTCACGCGTCGGCGCCGCGCTGGCCTCTCCTGACACAGCACAGCCCCCACGCCGTCGGGCGCAGGGGC